TCGCACCTGTTGCCCAGTTCGCACCCGTCGCCCAGTTTGCACCCGTCGCCCAGTTCGCACCCGTAGCCCAGTTTGATATTGCGCGCCTCAAATTCGGCGGCTAATTCAGAAAGTTCATTGTACTGAAAGGGTGTCCAGCCTTTGTCTGAAACCCAGAGATAAAGTGTTTTCATGGTGGGTATGTTTTGTGTTTAAAGTCCGTGGTTGTTAGCCCATATCACGAGTTCGGCAAGCGTTGTCGACCCTGTGCGACGCATAGCGTTTCGTTTGTGTGTTTCGACCGTCAACTGGGAGAGTGACAGTATTTCGGCAATCCGTTCAGTCTTATATCCCTCTTTATAGAGGCGGACAATCTCTTTCTCCCGCATTGTCAGGTTAGTATTAAACTCTGGGTTACAGATTACTTTATAGTATTTGCACTCCCCCACCAGCGGACAAGCAACATTCTCGACGTTGAACCGGCCGAACTCGTCCATATCGGGTATTTTATCATACATCCCGAAGTTGCAGCGGATGAATCGGTGGGCACACCTGTATTTGAAGTAAGGGGCGTTCGCTTTGCTCTTGTTGTAAATCTCCGACAACGCCTTGAATGCCTTGGGGTAATCCAGTTCAATAACCGAGAACAAAGCATCCGTAAGCTCTTTATCTTCTTCCATGTAGGTGCGCACTCCCTTTTCATCGCGGATCTGCACCTCTCCTTCGGGTGAGTTAAAAAACTCTACGTTATTTAACCTTTGCATGGGTACCTTTGTATGGATAATCTTCTGGGAATAATGCGTCGCCGGGTAACCTATTTTCAGAGAATTTATATACACAGAATGCTATGTTATCCCTGTCTGACTTGTCAGGACGGGTGCGTCCGTGCGCCCAGCGCCATATTGTTGTCTTGTCCTTTCCTGTCACAAGCCGAATTTCTGCCCACAACTTACTTTTGCGAGTCTTCCCAAGTGTAGAAACATATTCTTGGAACGGCAACTTTATAGCGCGCTGATTTGCAGTATTCATATTCATATTATTTGTCCAGTATTGCCATGATCCGCTCAATGCAGGCGGCCTGCTCCTCGAGTAGTGCCGTCAAGCGGTCAGTCGATTGAATTACTTCGTTCATATTGCATCGTGCTTTAGTCACCATAGTACATTCCTCGGACACCATAGAAACCTGTCGGCACTTTCAGCAGTTCGGGGCGGTACTCCGTGGCCTTCGGCTGCTCCGTCGGGCGGTTCTCGATCTTCGCGGTCAGCATCGCCAACTTCTCGTTGCGCCAAGCCTTGCGCAGGCACTCCCCGAAACTCTTGCCCGGCTGTACCTTTTTAAGATACCAGGCGTTCTTCATGATCTTCGATTTGTCGTAAGTTGCTTTCATCGCGTTGTCCGTTTTTATTACCTTATTCAAGGTAAGTCTTCAAATTATCCGACTTTTACCTTGGCGTTGTCCCTTATAAACTGTATATTTGCCTTAACTGTTCGTTTTCACAATGCAAATGTAAGCATATTGAAATTAATTTGCAAGTAATTTGATGATTAATTTATGAGTTTCGGAGAAAGATTGCGGCAAGTAATTGAAGAAAAAGGCATTACACCTTATGAACTTTCCGCTAAGACCAATGTATCTCAGGCGACATTAAGCCGTATTTTCGCAAATTCAACAACAAAGCCCAGTATTAAGACTGTGGAAGTGATTGCAGATTACTTGCAAATATCGCGTGACTGGCTGCTTACGGGCAATGGTGATATGCGCGCTAAATCGAAATCCGATGCGTCACTATCCAACCTTTTAGAGCTAATTTCCAGTCAGCAGGAGACTATCCGCCTTCAAGCCGAAACCATAAAAAACCTGACATCAAAGAACCAATAAATAAGGTAGGAGTAAAACCGAGCTATAAGCGGAGGGTATATGCGCTCGCAATGGGAATAAAGGGGGCTCAAAGCGAGCAAGGGCGCAAGCTCTGATGTTTAACCCTTAAACATTTTGCATCATGCCAAAAATCCGCATCCGGGTTAGGACGCAGGTGCGCACGACCGTCCGAACGACGGTTAAGCCCATCAGCAAATAACTCTGAGAGGGCGGGCGTATCCCGCCCTCTCTAAATTTTACTCCCTACCTTATTTCAAAGAACCAATACCTTCAAAAAGGTACAATCGTCAAATATTCAGTCCCCACGCTTGCGTTTTTCATCTTAAATCGTATATTTGTATCAGCTTTGTGGGTTTCACATTGCAAATATACTAAACTATTTGAGTATATACCAAAATAATGAAGTATTTTTCAATCAAATAATATTATATAATTACAGAATATTATAAGTACAAACTCTTCATGGCTGATAAACTGATAGATAAGGCCGTAGAATTACTACGAAGCACACAAGACACTCCGTATAAGATCGCCAAAGCGACTGGATTGTCACAAACAATTATCGGCAAATGGAAGAAAGGAGAAGGCAAGCCGAGTAGAGCAAATGCCAGATATATACTCCAATATTTTGGCATATCCAATATGGAAGACCAACCTGTCAGCCAAGGAGGCGAAGACGTCACGCCACCGAAAACTGAACTAAATAACCCAAAAACTATGGAGAGATTCTTAGATTCACTACTCCGGCAAAACGAGGAGTTGATTCGGCAAAACGGGGCTTTAATTGACCTGTACCGAGAAGAGAGAGCGAAAAGCAAGGGCGATGTCGCCCAAAAAAAAGAGGCATAGCGGTATTCTAATTAGCCTTATGCCATCTTCATTAGAGCGGAAGCAATATGATAAAATAGAACCACCCAAAATAAGCTCCATATAATCGAGCTACACATTTAAAGGAGATTACGGTCTCCTTTAAAAATGACCGGGGCGCCCGCAGGCCAAAACATAAAAACTTCGGTTTATTTCAATAGCACAAATATTTTTTTACTCTTTTCTTACCAACTCATTTCGATAGGGGTAAATTCATAAACTCATGAAAAAGTTATTACACTTCTTACTATTCATTGTTGGACTAACATTATGCGCCTGCACATCAGAAAGCAATAATGATGATGGCTTTGATCCACTAAGTGGCTACAACAAGAAATTCGATTTTTCCAATGTTGACACGGTAGGACTTCGTATTACAGAGTGTTGGGGAGATGACAGCAACGATTTCGTGGCCTCCCCCTCATATCGGGAATGGTGGGGTAAAGATTATGTTGTAATATTGGGCAAGCGAAATAACACATATGCATGGCTTGGAGTATTCGATTACTTTACTCGTAAATGCATATATGATTACACAGACTGGGGAAAACCAGTCGGATATACAGAATATGGGGAGGAATATAAATATGATGTTACAGAGATCTGGCCAACTCAATTAACATTCGGGGATAATTACTTCACAGCCGCAATAAGATACAGCGATTGGGAAAATAATAGAACTCGAATTGACTTTGTTGTATATACATCGGATAATAACACAATCAGGAGGACGGTATTAGAAGAAATGCGCAGTTCGGCTGCGGTAGGTCATCATAACTTTGGAAATTTGTATAGGGACTTTCCGTTCTTTTATTTATACCTCAGATTCTTCTCTCCAGACTCGCAGCAGCAAACCGTATGGTTTTATAATTCGAGCATTAATGAAATAAATACATTTACGTTCAATTCCTTACCTAATAAATCGACGGCAGCTATAATAGATGCAGCTTTCGCCAATGCAGATTATACGCAATCTCGCATCCTCATAAACCCTAATGATGTAGAATCCTGGCTCGCGTATACAAGTCCAGATCAATCAATCAAATTAGTGGCTTACGATCATGGCGAACTATCCGACGTTCAGGAAGTAGCGATTTTCGATGAATATACGGGCTCCTATGACCAAGCGCCACGGTATGCAGTTGAATACTTAGAACAGGAAGCCGATAGCCATTTATTAAAAGTAACCCGCACTGAATATAACGGGACGCGGGAATCCAAGAAGGTGCATATATACATTTACGATAATGAATACAATATAAAAATAGAGTAACTACATGATTCATAAAGAGGATATTTCGTTTACAAACGAAATTTTGTCGAGTATAAACGACCCGCGTAAATCATTACTTATCGTTGATGTTTACCGATTAGCTCAGAACGAAGCACAGGCTGATAGAGTAATGAATACGTTGGTCGAATATGAGGCCACTCGCAAATCTAATTTGGCATTAGAAAAAACGTGCAACACAGCAGTATTAATTGATAATGGTGGTGCTGAATATATATTTGCCCAACAACAGGAGCGCGAAATAACCCTTCGACAAGAGCGTGAATTTAGGGAATTGTCAATACAAGAAATAAAACGCAATAGACGGTGGGCGTGGGCAGCTTTTTTAGTTTCGCTTGTAAGTATAGGAATATCTATCATTTCGCTATGCGTTAAATAGCAATAAAAAAGTGACACAAAATCTGAGTCGTTCACGTAACGGTTTTTTGTACCTTTAGAACAATAAACACCACCAAAGTAAGTTTTCCCTATGAGGAAAACACAAACTTTTAGAACAATCCATCCAAAGATAAAAGCCTCAAAAATTAGGGGCGGAATCCATTGTTATTAAAATGCCTGCTCCCACCTTTGCCCTGAGAGATTGTTTTTCATGGCAGAAGGGAAGCTGACGATAAAGCAGGAGAAGTTCTGCAACAAGTACCTCGAGTGCGGCAACGCATCCGAGGCGTATCGTTTTGCGTATGACTGTTCCAGAATGACAGATAATGTGATATCTGTCAAGGCATCTCAATTGCTTTCTAACGGTAAGGTTACGGTAAGGGTAAAACAACTTCAAGCCCAATTAGCCGAAAAAGAACTTATCACCAAAGAGGAGCTAATCCGGCTTAATGTATCCATCATTAATGCCGACGTACTCGACTTTGTCGATGCCGACATGGTTGATATGAAAACCGAATATGGCGTACGGCAGGTTCCCTCAATTTCTTTCCAAGACCTAAAATCTCTTCCGCCTGAAAAACGGCGTTTAATCCAGTCCATAAAGATTGACCGTTCAGGTAGCCCCGTCGTGGAATTGATGGACAAAAGCAAGGCGATAGAAACCATCAACCGCATGCTCGGATACAATGCCCCGGAGAAAACTGCCAACACTGACACTAAAGGTAATGACCTTCCGCAGCCGACATTCAACACAGATCGTTTCTTTCAATTAATACAAATGAGCAGGAGCGATGACTGATTATTCCAGTGTAGGTGACTTCTTGTTGAAGGAAGGGTGTTTGGCATTTACGTCCGTAATGTTCGAGGCTGTGAACAAACAACCTTTTCGGATTGCGCCCCATCATCGAATAATATGCCATAAACTCGACCAAGTACTCCGTGGAGAACACCCGACTAATAGGCTCATGTTTAACATTCCTCCGCGACATTCTAAAACAGAGTTAGCCGTCGTGTCTTTCTCTGCGATAGGATTTGCCATCAATCCGCGTTCCGAGTTCATGCATCTTTCGAGTAGCGATCAACTTACTACCCGGAATGTTACGAACATACGAAGGATCATGGAGGATCCCAATTACCGCGCATTCTTCCCAAATGTCGAACTGTCCAACAATGCCAAAGGAAGTATATCCACCTCAAGCGGGGGCGTAATGTATGCGGCTCCCTTTATGGGTCAAATAACAGGATTTGGATGCGGTAAACTGGGAGCACAAGAATTCAGCGGTGCAATGAGTATTGACGACCCAATGAAGGCGCAGGATAGCTACTCCAGTACTACCAAAGAGCGCATTGGCGAACTGTGGACTTCTACATTCAAGAACCGTCTTAATGACGTTCGCACCCCGGTCATTGTAGCAGCTCAAAGGCTCGCTCCAGATGATTTTTGCGGATACTTATTGCAGCTTGAAGGCACGATAGAGGAAGGTGGAGAATGGGATGTTGTCAAATTCCCCGCAATCTTAGATGCAGGGCTACCTACCGAACGTGCACTTTGGGAGGATCGGTTCGCGCTTGATAAATTAAAGCGATACCAAGAAGCGGATCCCTTCATATTTGAGACCCAGTACATGCAGAATCCCAAGCCTCTTGAGGGATTAATGTATCGTGAATTCCGAACATACGACGTTATCCCCTACTCCAAAGATTGCACGCATAAGAATTACACCGATACAGCAGATACGGGAAGCGACTATCTATGTTCGATATGTTACGACGAATTACCCGAGGGAAATTATGTGACCGATGTGCTCTACACAAAAAAGCCCATGGAGTATACCGAACCCAAGACGGCCGAAATGCTTGCAAGGAACAGGACGGAATGGGCTAATATTGAAAGCAATAACGGAGGGCGGGGCTTTGCGCGCAATGTAGAACGCATCCTTCGCCAGATGAACATTACCCACACAACGGTTAGTTGCTTTTGCCAGACCGATAATAAGCAGGTGCGCATATTTACCAAGTCGGCAGACGTCAACAACATGACATTTTTCCCGACAAATTGGGACAAAAGGTGGCCGGAATTCTATCAGGCCATTATGGGATACATGAAAGAAGGGGGCAATGCGCATGACGATGCCCCCGATGCGCTGACCGGATGCTTTGAAAAGCGCAGCACACCGATACAAGACGATGATTTAAGTGATATTAATATTTGGTAAACAATGAACTTTTTAGATCGCCTTTTTACATTTTTCCAAAATAAAACGCTCAATGCATTAGGTGTTGAGCGGGATTTAATGGAGCTTATCAAGGCAAAAGACATCAGCCGGGCTATGTCTTTGATGGAAGATCATGATGTCGAAGTGTCCAAGGCCCTGTGCGAATACAATCCAAAATCCCACGCCGTAATGGGGCGTCGAGACAAAACGAGGAAGGGACAGGAAGATTACCGCACGGAGAAATTGCCCCGCACTCGTCAACGCTATATAAATGAGGTGGAATTGTTCTTCCTGCTTGGAAATCCGATAAAATGGAAGGTATCCGACGAATCCGGTGATGCCGATGCATTTTCGGCTTACAAACAATTCCTTCGAGAAATACGATTCGACAGTAAGATGCGACAGGCTAAACGGCTGGCCGGAGCCGAAACCCAAAGTGCAAAGCTGTATCACATTTACAGGGACGAGGCAACGGGGCTTCCTTGGGTGAAAATAGTTGTGCTGTCGAAGTCTAACGGATATACCTTGCGCCCCATGTTCGACCAATATGGTAACCTCCTCGCATTTGGATGTGGGTATTATTTGAAGGAGGGCGCCGGAACAGTAGAGCATTTCGACATTCATACACCCACTTTTATATTCCGGGGCAGAAAAGCCAAAATAGGTTGGGATGTGACCCCAGTGCTTAATCCAACTGGTAAAATTAACATCATTTATTACAAGCAAAATACGGCATGGGATGGATTGCAGCCCCGAATTGATCGGGAAGAAAGTATTGACTCAAAAACCGCAGACACCAACAATTACTTTGCGGATCCAATGTTCATTGCCACCGCAGAGGTTATCAAAAGTCTTCCCAAAGCTGATTCCCCCGGAAAGGGGATCAAGCTGTCAAGCAAAGATGATCGGTTTGAATACCTTAATCCACCTATGTCGTCTGAAACGAGGCAACAGGAAAAGTCGGATTTAAAAGAATCTATACTTTTCGATACTTTCACTCCGGAGTTCACTCCAGAGAAAATGGTCGGATTGGGGACTTTGTCCGGTGAAGCCATTAAGCGCGCAATGGTTCTCGGATATATCAAGCGTGATAATCGAAAAGAGATATATGACGAACTCGTCGACCGGGAAAAGAATCTCATTTTGGCGATTATGATGAATGTAACTCATATCCATATGAGAGACAAACTCGCCACCCTCAAGATCGAGCATGAATTTTCGGAGCCCTTCAACGAAGACATTACTGCAAGGTGGCAATCCATAGGGAAAGCCTATGCAGATGGAGTGCTTTCACTTGAGGAATCTGTAAAATTAATGGGTGTTGCAGATAATTACCAAGAGGAAATCGAAAGAATTAGGCAAATGAAAGAAGCCTCTGCCACAAGCATTTACCAGGATGCAAAAACAAACCTTTCGACCAAAAAAGACGAGAATTCAAGCATCAACACCTCGGCTGAATAAAACTTTTAGGACAATGAAGGCTATTATACATCAATTTGATCCGCAAATTTATCCTCGGTTAATTTGGGTGGTGATAGGTGAAAAAAGCGCATCTGCAATAAGCGATAGGTTTGAAAATATAACAGATATGGACGACACATCTGCGGCGGATACGCAGAGTACATACGACATCACAAATAAAAGGGGTGGAGTTCTTATCAGGTTCGCCACAAAGGCGAACGCTCAAAATATCCAGTACGTTTGCCACGAATCTACACATGCGGCTATGGAGATATTCGATTATATCGGTGGACGCATTGATTGCAGTAACCAAGAGCCATTCTGTTATTTGGTCGGCTGGATATCTGAATGCATAAAAGAGGCTTTGAATTACCGTACAAAAAAAGTATAAATTTCCGTCCTGCCCATTGTTATTAAAATGCCCGTCGAAATCTTTGCAACAGAGATTAATTAAAATAATATGAAAGAAAAACTTTTAGCACTGCTCCAAACCAAATTTGCAGGGGTGGACAATGCGATCCTCGACCGAATCGCAACGAAGAAGTCAGAGAATGTAACGGACGAAGCGCAATTACCTACCATAGCAGAGGGGATTGGCTTTCAGGACGTGTTAACCAGCTACGGCGACTACCGTGCAGGGGATGCGCAGCAGACCGCAGTCAAGAACTACGAGAAGCGGCATAACCTCAAAGACGGGAAGCCTATCGAGCAACCTGCCACAGGGGAGCGGCAGGCGAATACTACTCCCAGTAGCGAAGAGCCCGAATGGTTCAAAGCCTACAAACGCCAGCAGGAAGAGCGTGAAAATGCTGTAAAAGCAAAGTACGATGCCTTGGAAGCAGCGCGTGTAAAGGCCGAACGGGATTCATTGCTGCGCACAGCGGCCAAGGCGGCAAATATCAACGAATCGGCATTGGATGATATCCTAAACCTCGCATCTGCAATGAGCGAGGAAAATCCGGACGAAGCGAAGCTCAAAGAGAAGTTCGCAGCACTCCAGACGCGATTCGTTGCCGCAGGGCTTGAGGGGCAGGAAACGGCATTCCCCTTCTCCACATCTGAGGCTCAAAGCAAAGAGGAGGCCAAAATGTGGGCTGAAAATCTGCCGGATGCAAAATAAAAACAACAACAAACATGGCTATTAAATTCGAAAAGACACAAGTTAAGGGCGGGTTCCCGGTATTCTGGCGCGGAGAGCGCGAAGTGCTGCCGGGTGATTTCGCCGTGAAGGGCACCTATCCGGAAGGCACGATACTCAAAGAGGGAACGCCTATCAAACTCGATTTCGAGAACATGGAGTGCACCATCTGCAAATCGGCACGAATCGTAGAGGGCGGTACCACAACCAAACCGCGTGTCATCAAGGGCTCTATGTTCCAGATCAACGATGCCGTCAAAGTAGGCGATTCCTCCGGCACCATCAAGAGCATTAGCACCGCCAACGAATCATACGACGAAATCACATTAAGCGCAGCAATGACAGAAGCAGTAGCAGGCGCTGATCTGCTCGGAGGGGATGAAATTCCGGACGCCGTCATCGAAACGACAAAGGAATACACCAAGGCCAATGGATTTCCGACTGTCTCGGCAGCTTATGGGGCGCGAATCCTCAAGGATGTAGCATACCCCATCCCCGAGACTTGGCTGCAAGGCTACAGTATGAAAAACAACCCTGAAATCAAGTACATCAGACAGTAAAAGACAGGTAAACAATGAGCGAAGTATATTATTCTTCTATTTTCAGCGAGCTGACCAAGCAGGTGCAAGCTCGCATCGACGCAGCATCTGAACGGCGCAAGCGCTTGTTCGACCAAAATGTCTACGAGCGTTTTTTGGAGTGGGATACTCCCACGGTAGGGTTCAATTTCGAAGAGATCATCGGATCGTATAATCTGGGCGTAGCAGCTGCCACCTTGGATTCGAAAGGCAAGGAACCCATTATGGGAACTGAAGGCCTGGCTACAATAGCCAAGAAAGTCCTCATTCACCAAATGACCCTACCGATGCCCATTGAAGACTATCGGAAGGTACTTCAGCTGCTGGATTCACGCATGATCTCAGATCAGGCAAAGAAACAGCAGCTCGTAAACCTCATGTGGGGCGGCGTTGAACGGGTCGTGGAATCCGTACAGGCCAAAATAGACATCATCTTCCTAGGTGCCCTCTCGAACAAAGGGGTATTTTCATTCACTCAGGAAAACAACCCCGAAGGAGGTGTGCGAGGCAATATCGACTATGGCATGCCGCAAGAAAACATCGCCACAGCAGATACACAGTGGACGGAGGGCAACATCGACACGGTCGATGTATTCGAGGATATCCAAGGCATTGTCGATGCGGCTCAGGAGAAGGTGACCTTCGACCGCATCCTTCTGGATCAAAAGCGGCTTTCGTACATCCTGCGCAGCAAGAAGATGAAGCAGGTCATCTTCGGCACGGACAAATCATCGTCACCACTTCTGCTGGCCAACCTAAACGAGTTCATGCGGTCGAACGGATTGCCCGTATTCGAGGTGATCCGACGGATGACGCGCATTCAGGACAATGGCAAGATCCGCGAATACAAACCGTGGAATGACAAGAGCCTCGTATTCGTGCCGGAGGGTCGTCTCGGCGTTATCAAAAACGCCTACGCAGACAACGAGCTTCGCCCCGAGCCGGGAGTTGCCTACTCCAACTACGGACGCATCCGCATCTCGCAGTGGGGCAAAGGCGAGACGGATAACTCGAACGGCGTGGAGTTCACGAAGGCGCAATCCATCTCTTTGCCCGTCATTACCGAAATCAACGGTATTTACTCGCTGAGTGTAGAATCGTAGGAGTGCATGACGGTCGCAGAATGCATACATCAGGAGTTCAGCATGGTCGGAACCATCTCCGACTATGGCGTTCGCCGCTTCGCCAGGGAATGGGGTTACGATCCCAACTCCCTGGCGGGTAGCGACCATCAGCAACAACTAATCGCCAAGCGCGTATCCGAATTCATCGACAGCCTGATAATGCACCCTCTGTCGGTAAGCGAAAACGGGCATTCGGTGTCCTGGTCTGAAAGCGCCATGAAGCAACGGGCACAACTGATGCTTCGGCAATATGGCATCACGCCCGGCGAAGAATTGAGCAGCTCTATTGGCCTGTCCTCGATAAAGGATGCTTCGAACTTGTGGTAATATGTATTTCGCGCCCCACATACTCTATTTGAGGATCGATCCTCCCAAACAATACGACGAACTGGGACGTCCGATAGCTATGTCCGAAAGTGATGCGTGGCAGGAAATAGGTGATTGTCGTTGCGACGACGACACAACCATCCGCCTTGTATCAGAGAACGGAGAGGTACGCCAATCGAAATACCACATCGTCTACGAAGGGAGAGGAGTACCCAAAGGAGGTTACGTGAAATGCATTGACAAGGCAACCGGCACAGTACGGGGCGAAGGTACAGTGGCAATAGCCAAGGTAAACAACTATTTCAACGCTTCAGACCTTTGGATATGATTACAACGGGAGACGCGCGTAACATACTGTTCTCGGCGTGTAAGGGGGTTGGGATAAAAGACATGCACACTTCATGGGCGATCCCCGAGGGGAAAGTCGATAGAGAGCGTATCGTCGTCATCACACCACCCGAGCAGACGCCGGACACGTATTGGGAAAATTGCTTTGTTGCTGTAAACCTGTGTGTCCCCGACATCAAAGGGGAAGCGAACCTAAAACGGCTGGACGAACTCGAACGGGCAGCCAAGGCGAGGTTCAAGGAATGGACGTACGGCACTTACGACGGATCCGCATACAGGTACAGGTATGAGAATATCGGCCGCGAAGAAGATGTGAACCTCGGATGCCACTATATCTACATCAGAGTACTATTCAGAGTATTAAACATTAAAAACAACTAAAACAATGGCAAAAGTAATAGCAGTAGGAATCAAGAAGCTGTATTATGCAGACCCTGCGAAGGTCACAGGAGATCTTACGGGTACTCTTCTGGCAACCATCATTAAAGATGTCAGCACGAAACAGGTGGAGAACATCCATCAAGACACATGGAGCATCGAAGAGGAGGAGCCGTCTACCACGGAGTACAGGAACCAACTCACCAATGGCGTATATCGCCAAGACACCGAAATGGGTAACATCCAGATGTCGTTTACCATCGGGCAATACGACTATGAAACCAAGGCGGCTTTCATGGGCGGCACGGGGTCGGAGACGTCATGGAAGCGTGCGCGAGGTGTCGCGCGCATTGAAAAATGCATGATCGCCCTAACGGAGGACAACCAGTATTGCGTCTTTCCGAAGGCCTCGGTTGTCGCCCGCAACACCAACAATGAGGGCGCCGTAGGTATCGGTGTAGCAGCTGCTGCCCTGGAACCCGACAACACGGCGGTCTCGTCGGAATATTGGTTCGATTCTTCGGAGGTGGACGTCGAATAAAAACCTCCAAGCAATCAGCAGTCCAGGGGTGGGAGGCGTGTGCCCCTCACCCCTATTTCTTAAAATCAATCTTATGAAATTGGAGTTTATCAGTATCCGTATCGCATCGAAGGGATACACTGTATACAAGATGTCCCCCATGACGGCAACGCGCATCATGACGGCGCGGGATGTCAACAAAGATCCGGACGAGAGTAAGGCATGTATATCGGCGATGGCGCATAGTATAGCCTTGGCGGTTGTCGGCAGCCGCAACATATTCGCGGGTGTCAGGGTGTGGTTTTTACGCCGAAGATTCATGAGGCGGAGCACATTCAACGAGTTGTTCGACTGTTACCAGAAAATACTGCTGATGATACCCCTTGAGGATATTGCCTCGGTTGCAGCCGTAATGGAGGGATTGTCCACAACAATATCCAAAGACCATGAGTAAATCGGCGGATATTGTCGCCAGGTCATTGTTGAATACGCATCATGCGTCGGTAAAGCTCGGGGTGCTGACATTCCGGGTATACCAGCCGTTCGTGAAAGATTTGGCAAGGGCATTCGCCGGAGGGAAAATAGACGTTTCGATCTCCGGAAGGCAAAAATATTCCATGGAAACAATATCCAGGCTGCTTTTCCGGCACTCATGGTGCCAGAAACTATTCCTGTGGTACGCCAAGCGGTATGCCACCTGTGAAGAGATTTCCGCCGCGACCATGAAAATAGCCGACATCGTATCGGGCAAAGACTTGTTCGATTCGGTGAAGATCGACAAAACACGCCGGAAAACAGTATCTGAAACCGTCGGGAATAATACGATAACGGGCATTATCGCAACGATGATGGATCAATTGAACATCTCCTACAACGAAGCCTTCCAGGGCATAAACTACCCTACCATGCTCCTCATGATGACCGACAAGGTGCGCACACTCGTAGGGGACGAGGAAAAAATAGTGCAGGGATCGGGCGCCGATATGGCCCGAAGAAGAAGCAATAAGAAAAGAGGCAATAAAGAGCAGCAATGAGCGCATTATCATTCAAAATAAACGCGGAAACCGATAAACTCAAGAGTTTTATTACCATGCTTGAGCGGTTGCGGCATGTTCTGGCCGAAATCCCGGACAGCACAAAGGAATTCGACGTCATAAACCGCAAAATTGGCGAGATGGAGGCGCGTGTCGAGCAGACAATGCGCAAAATCGCCCAGATGGAGCAGCAGGCAATGGATGCGGCGTCCAAGGCTGCCGCATCGGCCACGACCGGAACTGCTGGCGGCAACTCTACGGCAGGAACAGCGGCTACCCGGGCCGAAACTGCGGCACATCATGACCTGCTTAGTGAGCTAAAAGCCGCTAACGACGAAAAAACAAAAGCAATGGCCCAAATTAGGCTATATTCGAATGAGATCGCACGATTAAAAGCGGATGTCGCCGCGCTCAATAAGGAAGAGCAGCAGAACGGGCAATTGTCTGCAAAGAAAAGGGCGCAAGTATTGGACGCTGCCGTATCTATCGAGGAATACAAGCAGGAAATATCCCAATTGAAGCGGGAGCTCGCCAACCAAATCAAATTGGAGAAGGCCGCCGTCGGCTCGATCAACGAAATGTCCCAGGCGCTTACCCGTATGCGTGCGGTGTATAAAAATATGAGCGACGCGGAACGTGAGGGGGCGCAAGGGCAAACGATGCTTAAAAACATCGAATCGCTCGACACGAAGATCAAAGAACTGGATGCGTCGATGGGCGTCCATACTCGCAATGTCGGCAATTATGCCTCGGGATTCAATATGCTGGGATTCCAAATTCAGCAAGTTGCCCGCGAGTTGCCGTCGCTGGCATATGGCCCGCAAATATTCTTTTCCGCCATATCCAACAACCTGCCGATGCTGGCCGATGAAATAGCACGGGCGAAGAAATCGGTTGATGAATTGAAGAAAGCCGGGCAAACCTTCACGCCCGTATGGAAACAGATTGCATCGTCGATCTTCTCCTGGCAAACCCTGCTTGTGGCCGGCGTAACCGTGCTTACCCTTTACGGCAAGGAGATAACCAACTGGGTAGCGTCGCTGTTCAAAGGTAAAACGACGATAGACGCCTCTGCCGCTGCACTCGAACGCTTTAATTCCGCTATGGCTCAAGGTTCGGTGTCGGCTCAATCCGAATTAACCAAATTGAACCTGCTGTATAGGGCTGCGACAGACCTTTCCAAGCCCTATGAAGAAAGAGCCGAAGCGGTCAAAAAACTGCAAGACATATACCCCGCTTACTTCGGCAATATGGCTGCGGAACAGGTTATGGTCGGGAATGCTGTCGGTGCTTATGAAAACCTGCGCGACGCAATTATCGAGGTCGCAGAGGCGAAAGCCGCCCAAGAACTTATTACAGAGGACGCAAAGAGTTTAAAACTTATTGAAAAAACAGGGGATGCCTATACCAACTATTCTCTTGCTTTAAAAGAATACAGAGTAGCATATGCTGCAGCACAAGAAGCCAGCAAAGGGAAGGGCCCAATAACATTTTCTCTCACCTCTGAATCTGCAAGTTTTGAAAGGGCGAAAGCAAATTTAAGGAGGTTTAGGGATGATTTTATTAACGAATTATCAAATCTCAGTAAAGATGGTGATGACCTTTGGAAGCGTATAAACGAAGGCTATGAAGGTGATGTCGATGCATTTATTGCAGCGATAAATGCCGGCATCGAAAAATTGACCCCCGCAGCAGAAAAGCTGTACACCGCCTTAACGCCGGATGAACTTAATGCAAAGGCGGAAAAAGCCCGCCAAGAGGCCGAAAACGCAGCAAAAAAAGCCGCATCCGATCAAGAGCGCAATCTAAAGGAGCTCACCAAGCAATTGCAAAAGCTCCGGGATGATGCATTGCAGGCCGAAGTAGATTCTATGAAGGAGGGCACGGCCAAGAAACTCGCGCAAATAGACCTTGACTACCAGAAACGCGCCCGTGCCATACAGGAGGCAGAGGAGCGCATCAGGGAGTTGCAAGGTGGGGGATTGACCAAGGGGCAGCAAGCCCAAATAAAAGCCTTGAACGATGCCAATAATGCCCAGCGTACTGAAGAACGGGCAAGCGTTTCTTCTATTTCGATAAGCCCCGAAGGGTTGGCATCTACAATCAATAAGAATATACAATCTTGGGACGAGTATTTGAAAGCGTATGGAACCTTCCGGGAAAAACTACAAGCTACAAAAGACATTTACGACCGTAAGATCGAAAATGCTGGCAGCATTGGAGAGCGGAAGGCACTTGAAGCCGAGCGAGATGCAGCAGTAGCAGAAATTGAAGTACAAGCCGGGCAATGGGTGCGAGAATTGACAGGCAAGACCATGGATGAATTATCCGCCCTGAAAGCAGAGCTGGAGGCATCGCTACAAGCACTGGAATCCGAATATAATGCCCTCGATTCATCAGATAGTGCCCAAGGACAGAAATTGCGCGGTGAGATCAATCAGACGCAAGCAAAAATTAATGCAGTAGATAAAGCTGCTTCGAGTACAAAATTAGCCCCCAAAGATAATGCGATCGAGAAATGGCAGCGATTAGAGAGGACACTCGGTGATATTGCAGATGGATTCGAGGGTATTGGTGATGCCGTTGGGGGCACTACTGGCGAAGTCATTAGTGCGGCGGGCGAAATTGCAACTAATGCAGCCAGTATGATTAGCAGCATTGTCACTCTTACTGAATCGTCGGCGGCAGCTATTACAACGACATCAACAACCGCCGCCAGTGCGATCAAAGCTGTTGAGCGAGCATCCGTTATTCTTGCTATTATTCAAGCGGTATTGACAATAGCAACTAAAATAGCCAGCCTATTTAATAATGATGATGAAAAACAAGCGGAAATAGACCGACTGCAAGGTAGAATTGAGCAACTGCAATGGGAATTGGATAATGCCAATGCAATTCGGCTCCAAGAAAATTCTTTTAATGCTATTCAGAAGGTAAAAGACGCTTATAATGATGCGACGAAAGCGATATTGAGCGCATACGGAAAACTAAGCCCCTTCGGGGAAGCCATCGTTAAGCGAATCAATGCGGCTAAAATAGAAGAAAAGGCAATCAAAAGTATAGCAGATGCCTATTCAAACCTTAAATATACAGACAGCAATCTTCTGGGGGGAAATAAGTTTAGTGATACCCGAGATAAACTTAACAATCTTGCAGAACAGCAGTTGTTGCTTCAAAAGCAGATTAATGCAGAGAACGACAAGAAAAAAACGGACAAATCAAAGATAAAAGAATGGGAACGTCAAATTCAAGAACTTGGAGAAGAAGCTGCTGAAGTAATAAATGAGGTTGTAGAAACTATTATCGGCGGCACGGCAGAAGATATTGCAAAAGAGCTTGGCGATGCCTTCATAGAAGCGTTTTTAGAAGGTGAGGACGCCGCTAAGGCCTGGGGTGAAAAGGTAGATGAAATTGTTGCTGACATCATGAAACAAATGTTAGTCAGCAAATTTGTTGAAGAACGTATCGGAGATATTTTTGACCAGTATAAATCCAAATGGTTCAAGGATGGAGTTTTTGTCGGGATTGACGGTGTGATTGATTCCATGGGAAACTTTGCTGACGATCTCAACAAAGTTGGTGATGAATTTCAAGCTATTTGGGACAGCCTTCCCGCTGAAACAAAAGAATTACTTGGGAATGCTGGCGCAGCTCGTCAGGAAGCCACGGAAAGAGGCTTTCAAACAATGTCGCAAGATACGGGTGATGAATTAAACGGTCGTTTCACCGACATTCAAGGCAAAGTAACCGACATCCGCGGCTATGTAATGGCGCAGACGCAATCAATAATCGGTCTTTTAACGTCTATGGCCAATATTGAAACAGCCATGTACGCAAGCGTACAGGTAAATAATGAGCTGCTCCGATATGCTGTGATGACCTACATGGAAATTGTGGAAATAAACGGCAATACAGCAGCCATGAGAGTTGCATTACAAGGCATCCAAGAAGATATTGCGGCGATTAAACGTAACACGAGTGAATTGTAACCATGAAGATTGAAAAAGACATATCAGACCTAAGCAAGTTCATCGACGGCATTCAAGGTGAGGTCGTGGATTTCATGGATGAGAAAGCTCGGGAGGCATTAATAAGACAGAAAGAAGCTCGGCTACTATCTGGCAAACGCGACTACCTAAACCACACATGGAACTTACGCAGCGCCCTTGGTTACGTAGTTACTTATGAAGGCAAAGAAAAACGGCGATTTATTGGCGACCAAAATCATCCAGATCCGACGGCGGCCATTGAAACCAATAAAGTACTCAACGAAGAAAATAAAGCCGGAACAAGCATTATTTTCGCAGATGGCATGTACTACGCCGGCTTTGTCAGCTCTAAAGGTTATGATGTGATAGATACAGCCGAATTATTTTTAGATAAAGCATTAAACGGAAGAAAATGAAAAGGGATTTACTCATAAACGGCTACGATGCCTATGCAATGGGTATCACAATGGGATCGGGTTTCATTGCAAGTCTGAGAGCACCGGCAAGCCTCAAAGATTTTGTAGAGAATGACGACCCCAAAAAGGACGGCAAGCAGGTAATTTACCCCGAAAAACCGAAAGTTGCCGCCCGCGATCTGACGCTTACATTCGTGATCTTCGGCGACACGCTTGCAGAGCATACGGCGAATTACAACAGTTTTATAGAACTACTAAAAAGAGGCAAAATAGACATTAGCGTACCTTTAATATCTGCGGATATTTACCATTTGACCTACATGGGCAATTCAGGCAGCTACATGATGTCCGCAGACCTTACCACCTCACAACTGACAGTAAAATTCAATGAACCCAACCCAGCAAACAGGGTCGCAGAAACAGAAAATATATGACAACCCAACACAATAAGAGTGTAGATGCCATACGGGCGATGGCACTACAAACGGGCGCTTGTAAAAAGATAAACCGCGTCCAAGACTTCCCCGAGCTAATCAAACTGATGTTTACCCCACAAGGGATCGAGTTCTGCCAAGACCACAACTTCCCCTCGGTCGAAGTGTTCAGAAAGAACCGAGACAGTTTAGAAAGGCTGGGAGTATATGTAGATGCGGGAAATATCGCGCTCAAAGGTAAAGAGTACGTATGTATCGTCGGAGATACAGATGCTACTATAGAAGCGGCAGGGACTAAATTCATCCATACGATAATCCTGATGCACGGCGCACGGGCCAAGATCACCGCCAAAGACTACGCCGTGCTCAATATCGTAAGAATCGGCGGCGAGTATTCAATAAAGAAAGACGGAACTGTGATTGTACTGTAAAACAAAGCCGGGAATAATCCCGGCTTATTCTAATTAGAGCGAATTCAGATGTATTCATTTCTTATAAAAAGTCTTATCGTTATTTTCAGCCAGCCCATATTTTCTCATTTTAAATGAATTATCTGATTCTATGGATATTATACGTTTATCTTCTCTCCCATTAATCTCACCACTTTCTGAATAGGAGTAAAACGAAATAATAGCGCCATCATAATCCACATTAACAGAATAATAGCAATTTTCTGCTATTTCTAATAAGTGGTCATTGAAATATGTAACAAGATAAGCCGTCCCATAAACAACAACTCGACCGTCAATTACAGAAACTTTTTCTTGGGCTGATGAGTAGGGGGTAAATGTTATTTCCTCCGTTTCGGTAGTATTAGTCGTAAAACTATACAGAGACCCAATAAATTTACCATTGAGAACCTGTAATATTTCTTTTTCTGCTGGTGATGGTGAATCACCATTTTCTTTATCGTCAGAACAACTGGTAAAGACAAATGGAATTATTAAAATAATTGAAATTAAAAATTTTCTCATAGCTTATTTCAGTTTTACTGCAAATCCAGAAGCAATATACCCATCTACTACTTCACCATATTTGGTTCCTCTAATAATAGGCGTTATATTGAAATTTAGAAGAGCATTTGCACCAAGAGATTTTGCCTCTTTAACTATTTCAGCCACCATATAATCATAGCTCGGTTTAAATACATTTTCTTCTTTCCATTTAGCCTCCTTATTAATATATCCATCTTTTACGCCTATTGTAAATTTAATACTAAGATCACCAACGGATTCATAAGTAAACCCAGAAGAACTTGGGGTGATAGTAAATCCATCAGCAGTATACTCTCTATAATCAGCCAAATAGGTTTTTTGCGAATACTTTTGGATGGCGCAACTGCTCAATACTACACATGCAGATAATAAAAGTAAAATTTTCTTCATATTAATAAAATTTAGTGAGTTAGTAAATCAAATTTACAATTTCAAATTGGAATATCCAAAAAAGCGAGGAGTGATTTTCGCCACCCCTCGCCTCATGTTTTAATGTTGCCTCTCCTTTGTCGCACGTTATGCGCGTATTTGTGCCAAATCACGGCCTATCTGCCGCAAGGCATCTAATATTTCCTCCGTGCGTTTCTCAGATGGTTTTTTGGTGCCGTAAATATATTTCGACAACAAACTTTTGTGAATACCTATCGTGCGGGCAATCTCCGACACATTCAACTGCGGGAATCGACGGAATACATCCCCTATCACATTATTTGTGTCCGGTTCATCCGTGGCGTAGAAACTCGACAGGTGTATATCTTCGTCGATCTCCTCCCAGCGGATGGCATCCCCAAACTTGTTTATTTTCCACGCCTCGCGCTGGTCGTCGGTAGCTTCTTTGAGTATGGGGAAATACTCCAGCGGGCGGCTGTATGTTTTGCCGTCATTAGTGGCTATGTATATTCGGCCACCCTCGAACCAAACTTTTGTAATCTTCGCCATAATCATAATGTTTTGTACTTTGCAGTTTATTCCTCTTCTCCGAAATACTCGTGCCACTTGGCGATGATCTCCGCCTCGTACAACTCGATCACTTCGAGCGCGCGGCGCATATCGTTCGCTTTTATCCCCCGGTTGTACTTTATTTCTCGTGTAGCGATTTCTACCTTTGCGTCGTTGTCGCCGTACTCGATATGAACATGTATTGGCAAATGTTCGTCAGAGTAGAAATAAAATCGCAATCCAAAAAGGTTTAAAATTGTAGGCATCGTTATTCGTTTTTATCTACTGCAAATATAAGTCCAAAAATTTAGACCCACAAATAAAAGCGTGAATATTTTACCGTTTGGTCTAATGACCATGCTGGACAAATAAAAAAACAAGGCAAATGCCTCGGTTGGAACATTTATTTTAAAGGGATGAATTTAATAGTTATCACCCCACCTGTCGGATATGTTTGGGGTAAATACACCTTGAATGTTGCGTCTTCTATTTTGTAATTATCTATATACACCAAATTATATACACCATTTATTACCTCCGCTTCAATTTGTTTGTATAAGTGCCCAAGATAGGTAGCACAAACAGCGAATGTTGATTTATCTCCTTTGTTTAATTTAATCCTTATTTCATATAAACTATCATTATCCCCAAACAAATACGCCACATTATCAACTAAATCATTTTCGCCATAATATATTAGTCCAAGATGAGTACCTTTTGATCTTTCTCTTGTTTCTTTTGTGGCTATATAATCTTGAGGCTTATAGAATTCGGTAATAGGAGGAATAAAGGTATTAAGCGTAGACTTTACTATCGTATTGTAGGTATTATCTCCAACAGTTACTTTTGCAAATCCTGCATGCTGTGCAGTAATAATGCCGTTATTAACAGTTGCTACAAAAATATTGTCTGAATTTCCGACTTTGTTTAAACCTGTATTATATTCTTTAGGTTTATCTGATACGGTTCCTTCTTTGACGTATATTTCAACATCATACTCATTGGGTGCATCAGGCTTGTTGGAGTTGTCTTCCCCTTTTGAGCACCCGACAAATGATAATGCGGCGATAGCCGCGCACAGCAGTAGAAGTTTTTTCATAATATAGAATAAGTGGGTTAACGATGCAAGTATAACGAAATTCCCCCCCCCGCCAAATTTTGAAAGTAAAATTTACTCCTGATGTAAAAAATAGTGCAAAATCCTTTGTGAATTAAAAATAATTTCCCATATTTGTAACGCTTACATAAACTCAAGAGTGCACAAGATGCACCATTATTGGTGCTTTTTTTGTGTCGGAAATTGAACATACGAACGGGTAACCCTGTGGCGTTGCTGTAATGGCGCGCCAACCTCTTGAGTAAAGATGTAAGCAGCAGGTAGTACCCGTTCGTTTTTTTGTTTTATTAAATGCTTACATCTATGAAAAAACAATCGCTTCCGGAAACGGATTATCAAACTCGCTGCATCGAAACCGAGCGAAAAGCGCAAGATTTCGAAAGCGCCTACTTCAAGGCCGAAGAGCGCTATTCCAACCTAATGGACGCCTATATCAAACTACAAGGTTACTATCTTGAATTGCTGGGCGCTGAAAAATCACCCCGCAACAAAATCAAAGAGATCGACCCGTTTATTCTGGTCAAGATGGGCCGCGGGATGAATATCGCTCAATGTAAATAGACCAACAGCTATGAACAATATACAAATCTTCAATAATGAACAGTTCGGGCGTGTACGGATTATTATGTCCGACGAAAACAAGCCGATGTTTCTTGCGAATGATGTAGCGAGATCATTAGGATATATGCGGACAGCGGATGCAATTTCAACACATTGTAAAGGGGTCGCCATTTTGCCGACCCCTACCGATGGCGGCATTCAAAGGGTGAAATACATCCCCGAATCCGACGTTTACCGTCTTGTCATGCGGTCGAAGCTCCCGCAGGCCGAACAGTTCCAGGACTGGGTATGCGATGAAGTTCTCCCCACGATTCGCAAGACTGGCGGATACATGTCGGCCAAAGAGACGGACACGCCCGAAATGATAATGGCACGTGCCGTGCTGGTAGCAAACGACACCATAGCGCGGCAGAAACAACAGTTGGAGCAGGCACACAAGCAGGTCGCAGCGCTCACCCCGAAAGCCGAACTAATGGATAAAGTACTGGACACAGACCAGAAGATCGACGTCGGGCAGGCGGCAAAGATTTTGAACCTTCCCTTCGGCCGCAACACGCTCTTTCAACGGCTCCGTGAACGCGGCATATTCTTCTGCAATCGCAATGAGCCTAAGCAAGAGTATATTAACCGTGGTTATTTCGAGTTAAAGGAGAAGTTAATAGATCGCAACAACCACGAATCGTTCACGGTTATAAAAGTCCTCGTGACGCAGAAAGGGTTGGATTTCCTCGCAAGACAATTCGAAGTAGTCCAAACGCCAAAGAAGATGGCACCGATAAAGTAACCCCCGTATACCACTATTTCCACACCACGTTGGGGGCGCCTCGCAGAAATGCGGGGCGTTTTTATTCCCTTCCTTCCAACCTCACTACAAAGTGTAGTTAACTACATCCTAACGGTGTAGTGTAGGAGGGTAAAAAAGTCAGAGAAAAATTTGCATTTTGCTAATACGTGCATTATATTTGCAGCACGAATAAGATATAGACGTACGGGTCTATCCGTATAATGTGTAAATGAAAACAACTGTATAGAGCCCTAAATAGTTATTTTAGGGCTCAATTTTTTTAGCTACTAACTACACTAAATTTATGGCTGCAAATAAATTTTTCCAGCAAGAGCTTTTTAAATTCTCCATTTTCCCAAAATATCAAAGTTGCATTGATGATTTGGCTACAAATCTTGCCGACCCAGAGGAGTGGGACTTTTCAGATGACAAGAGAAAAAGTCACTCTATACTGAAAAATTATTTAGAACACATCTTCCGAAAATTGAGAGCAGAAAACAAAATCTGCTTTACAGCCAATAACGAGTATTGCTGCTTCAATACTGGGCTTGTCACTAAAAACCTGGAAGAAATATTTGCCTTCTTCTTCAAAAATAAAAATCAAGGTGAAGGAGTTCCGCCCTATGTTTTTAAATGTTTTTGCAAAAAAAGCGATGGTGCATTATTGCGAACATTTAAATCATCTTTGCCCAAGATAGCAGATTTTTTTCAAAAACCCGAAGACTTACTTTTTAATCCCAACTGCGAACTTATTCCCGATATAGATCATATCATCCAAGATAACCTAAGTCGTTTCCCAGCTGCTATGCAAGGGAGTGGTGATGCTGAAATTCGTCGCCGGTTGGAAGGGGCTATTGATGAAGCTCGTAAAAAAGTGAGAACGAACTATAAAACTGCGGTGCCCCAATTCTATGGCAATAGGATTCAACTATTGTTGCCACTATGTTTAACTCCCAACTCCCCCAATCCTGATTTAGCATTGGTTGTACATAAAATTGAAAATAACACATATACCGCACGCACATGTCTGACGCTTAAAATGGCTTATAATAATGCCCGATTAATTGTTAAGCCTCAGAGCACATGGTTAAAACCGTAAAATCATACGTAATTTAATACTGCCATTGTATTATGACTAAAGTAGGGAGAAATCCCTGCTTTTTTATTGATATTTTTACAGCTCCCCATTGTTATTAAAATGCACAGTCACACATTTGCACAGAGGCTTGAGGAATCGCCGAGCCCTTGATGCAAATGATTATTTACTCTCCGACAGGAACAGAAATATTGGACGCGCCAGTCACCAAAGAGGCTATCATCAAATATGTCCTCATGGGAGACTACTATATCGAGCTGCCCTTTAATCTCCTTGAACCAACGACATTTGCTCGTGGTTCCTACATCACATATAAAGGCCGCAAGTTCGAGATTATGTCCACGGTGCGCCCGGAGTTCGACAATAAGACCGGCGGCTATAAATATACGCTCAAATTCGAGGCTCAGCAAAACCACATGAAGCGTTTCGTGTGCTTCTGGCTGGGTGGGGACAATCCCGAAGCCGTATTTCACAACACCACAGACCTCGAATCCTTCGCGGCGTTGATCGTCGCCAACATGAACAAGCAGCTCGGAGGCGAAAACTGGCAGGTAGGCACAATCACCGTTGACAATCCTAAAGCTACGAAGCTTGTATCGTTCAATGGCGATAAGTGCTGGGACATCCTCAATACGATTGCCGAGACCTTTGAGACGGAATGGTGGACAGAGGAAAACGGCGACCTCATATCGTTATGCTTTGGCAAACTGGACTTCGGATCTCCCGAAGAGTTCAGACAGGGGAATGTAGTGAAAAACATTCCCGCAAAGAAAGGGGATGATTCGAGCTACGGCACCCGGTTCTACGTCTTTGGCTCTACTCGCAATCTCACAAGCGACTATGGGCAAGCTCCGCAAGGAGGTGAAACGAATCATGTATCTGAAATTCGGCTTCGCCTGCCGGACGGACAGCGGTATATCGACGCAATACCCGGTATTTCGGGAAGCAACATTGTAGAGCAGGTCGTGTTCTTCGATGACATATACCCCAAGAATACGGAGACGGTCACCAGCATTGAGACCGTAGACCGGGCGTATGTCATGTACTGCAAAGACACGCCGTTCCGGCCTTCGGACATGATTAAAGGTGAAACCCTGGGCGCAACTTTTACGAGCGGCAGTCTTATGGGACGGGATTTTGAGCTAAGTATAAACTACAAACCAGAGACGTGGAAACCGGAGGATGGATTTGATAAGAAGTTCGAGATCATCGCGCAAGTAGAATCTTCCGGTGAAAGCCAGCTTATCATCCCCAACGAAAGCCTGCATCCCGAGCCTGGAGATACGTTTGTCATCACGGGCGTAAAACTACCTAAAGAAAGGATCGAGGAGGCTGAAAAGGAGCTTCTGAAGGCCGGAGAATCATATGCCGCGAAACACAGCAGCGACACGGACGTATACGACTGCGAAACCAATCCCGTATACTGTCAGGAAAACAAAAAGAATTACGATGCAGGACAGGCGGTTCGCCTTGTGGATCCACGCTTCGGAGAAAGCGGCCGCTTATCACGCATCCAGGGATACGAAAAGAAACTCTATAATGAGTATATCGCCACATATACGGTAGGCGACAATACGGCATATTCCCGTATCGGCAACATTGAATCGGAGGTGAAGGCAAACCTGTACGCACAGCGCATAGGCGTTACCGAATCGGGAGCTTCAATTTATCTTATCACCCGCTACGATTCCACTGCCGCCGCAGACTACAATGCCTATTCCGCCAAGCGTGCGCTATGGGAATTCGCCAGCAAACAGTTCCCGGACACATTCAAAGGTAAAATGACCTTTGACGACGGTGCCCTGTTCGGGAACTTCGCATCCGGGATGACAGGCTTGGGCGGCATGATTGACAAGAAAGGGAACGCAGAGATGCAGAGCCTGAAACTTCGGGGATTCCTGGAGGTTCCGGAACTCCGCTACAACCGTGTCGAAATATCCATGGGCGATACGTGGTATGCTCCAAGTGCCGGGATCATCGAAAGCGTCGACACCACGGCCCAAACCATCACCCTCAAGCTCGAAGAAGGCGAGATCGGAAGTCCTCGGGTCGGGGATATATGCATGGGCATCTTCCACAATTTGAACACTTCGGAGAATGCAACCGCGGATTATGACGACGGACGTGGCAACAGGCGCTTTGCCGGGTTCGCCACCTGCTATTTCCGCATCACCGAGGAGCTGGACACTACAACTTACAAGACCTTCAAGTATCAACTACGCCCGGTATCGGGAGCTTACCCCACCCAATATCATCCGGCGGCGTCGATGACCTTCGTGGGCTATGGCTCCTTCTCAAATGAGGATCGGCAGACCTCCCGCTACGAAACCCGGACATACCAGCGTTATTTAACGGGAGTTTCCGATTGGGAGTTCACTGCGTCCAATATCGCCGCGCAATATGGCGACCTGTCAAACCTGTCCGTATTCGGGATAAACATGACGGGATATTCGGCATACCTGAACAACATCTACATGTCGGGCGTCATTCATCAGTTCACGCCCGGCGGCGAAGAGGTGCCCACGATCATAGATCGCGGAGTGTGGAGCGCCACGGAAACATACAACCGCAACGACGACGTATATTGGAACAACGGACATTGGCGCTGTCTGGTCGACGGCACCAAGACCGAGCCCGGCAAGGATGCCGAGGAGTGGGTATACTTAGGCGGATACGGGGTGCTCGAAACGGTCAGCATATTCAAAAAATCGGAGAGCGAACCGGCGAAACCTACGGAGCTTAAAATACCGCCCGAAGGTTGGACTACGGAGACGCTCCCGATGTCGGATCAACGTCCTACATGGATGTGTACCGGCACCGTTGTCGACGGAGAGGTTAAATCATGGTCTGCTCCTCAGCGCGTATCGGGCGAACCGGGATCCGACGGGAAGGACGGCAAGGATTACGAGTGGATTTTCGCGCGTACATCGCAATACAAAGCCCCTGCACAGCCACCCACCGCGCAGCAGGACGATTACATTCCCTCGTCCTCCGAAACCTCGGACGGGCAGGTGTGGACGGACGATGCCGTCGGGCCCGATAGCGACACCCCTTACGAGTGGGCCAGCAAGCGCGTGAAGGTAAATGGCATGTGGGGCAAATTCACCGACCCTGCGCTTTGGGCAAAATTTTCGTTCGACGGAGCGGATGGTGTGGATGGTGAAGGTGTAGAATACATATTCACGCGTACGGAAACCGAGGATCCGGGCACCGTTCCGGATGTTCCCGATGTTGCGGAATACGATAATCCCCCGGCTCCATGGACGGATGACCCTACGGGAGTAGACGCCACATATCGCTACGAATGGGTGTCGAAGCGCAACAAGGTGGAAGGTGTTTGGGGCGCATTTTCCTCGCCCTCGATTTGGGCGCGGTATTCTTACGACGGGCAACCGGGGAACTGGACATCCTATGTATTTAAAAATAGCGATACGGAGCCAGCAAAGCCTACTTCCTACGACCCCATTCCGTCCGGATGGAGTGACGCGCCCACTGGTGTCGGTATATGGTGGATGTCCAAGGCTACGATAGACGCATCGACCGGAAAGGCCGGGGCGTGGTCGACGCCTATCCGCGTAACGGGCGAGGATGGGGAGCCGGGGCCGCATACTGACTTCAAATACGCCAAGAATAACAGCACCACCACGGCGCCGGCGCTGGTCAAAACGGATCGCACCCCCGCAGGTTGGAGCGACACCCCGCCGTCGCTCTCTTCGGGTGAATATCTGTGGATGACCCAGGCAGAAATAGACGCCGACGACAATCTGTTGCACCCGACGGTAGGCTGGGCAACTCCGGTACGCATATCGGGAGAGCAGGGCCCTAAAGGTGATGACGGCGCCCCCGGCGAAGACGGTGCCCCCGGCAAGGATGGCTTGCAGGGCTGCATAACCCGCCTCACGGAATGGGCATCGGGAGTGGAATACCGCAATGACCTCGACCTCGTTTCCAATGGCCCCAGATACATAGACGTAGTTACGATCTATGCGAACAATAAGCAGCTGAAATTCCAGTGCAGCCAGACGCACACTTCGTCCGCTTCCAACAAGCCGGCGGCGGGATCCGCGTCGGCATATTGGCAACAACTCAACGACATGGTGCCGATATATACGCCCCTGTTGTTCGCAGAGAATGCCGTCATCAACTTCCTCCAAGGTATGGAGTTCGTGGTGCACAACTCCAAGACGGACATTTCCGAGAATACCATCATCGCAGGGCTCGTGGGCGGCGATATTCCCCTGTTCGTCGGGAGCAACACGCCGTCGAATGCGCCGTTCAGGGTTGCTAAGGACGGGGCATTCGTGGCCACCAAAGCCGATATTACAGGGACTATTAACGCATCGAGCGGAACGATAGGCAACTTTACAATTGACGAAGGAGCATTAAAATCCACAGACAGCTTCGGTGATATGCTTCTATCTTCCAATCTGATTAAGTTTACAGGCAGTAAGACCAATCTTTATCTTGGAGTCGACACCTGGCCGGCATCAGCGGGTGGTGCCCTCTATGGGTCTATAAGAGCAGAAGTAAGCCGCAGCGTAGCCGGCGGCACGGCAGGCAATTACGGAGTGTATATAGATGTCACCGGAGCAGCATTATCGGATGGAACCACTACCGCTGCACGTCAGTCCGGAAATCATGCCTTATATATCCCCAATGGGTTCATAACCGGCTTCAGACTTAGGAATGTGCGAACCTCTTCCAATAGAACCCTGACCGACATGGACAGCGTGGTATTCAGTACGGCTACGGGCGTGATTACGCTGACTTTACCGTCTTCACCAAAACAAGGGCAGATTTATTTCATCCGAAAGGTCGGCAGCGGCAATGTCAAGTTGACGCGCGGGAATACCCAGCACAGGATATGCACCAATTCCAACTCTCAAAACAACACTGAAATTACCTTGGATTGGGGTAAGCTGTGGATCATATTGTGGGATCATGTGAACAGTATGTGGACGGCCAACTGGTGCCAATATTAACACAAAAACAGGATATATGAAAGCATTGAATTTAAAAGAATTTAAACTGTTCACCGATATTTCCCGCGCCGGGCATATTGTCGTCGACGCCCGGAAAGAGTTTGCCAACGCCATATACATGGGCATGAACGGCATCGTAGCGCATGACCTGGCATTCCGCATCCTCCACAGCGAAGGCGGCATCGAAGTTTCCGACGAGGAGGAATTGATTATCGTTGATACCGCAAAGATGTGCAAGGCGGTCTTCTACGACAGTATCATGTCCGCTCTCAAAAAAGAATAAACGCTCGAAAGGAATATGAAACGCATCCGGATAGGCAAGGACATAGAGATACATTGGCCGATACTCACCAATGGGCAGCAGGTAGCACTCGAAGGGCGCGACCTGAGACTCTTCGTCCATTTGCCTTCGCATATGGACATTCCCGTCGATTTCACCACCGAAGGCAACACCGCGATTTTCACCATCAGCGGAGCAATGCAAAAATCCATCGGGGTGTACCGTCTCACCATGTGGGAGAATTTGCAGAAGAGAGGGCAAACGGCGGTCGACTACTGCAAGGCCTTCGAATTGGTTCCTACGACACTTTTGGAAGGTGGCGAAGACGAAAGCAACCTTACAACGGAAACTGTCAACCTTGAGGCGTCAAGCCTTGTTATCGGATTGCCCGGCGAGAGTGCTTACGAGGCATTCAAGAAATACAACCCGAATTCCGAACTTACGGAGGAAGAATATGCCGAAGCCCCTATTAACGCTGCAAACGCCGCGAACGAAGCGGCAAAAGCGGCAAATGACGCTGTAAATAAGGTAGGGGATATTGACAAACTCCTTGCCGCAAAGGTCGACAAGGAAGAAGGGAAAGGGCTTTCTACGAACGACTACACTGACCAGGAGAAGGAGAAGCTGGCCGGGCTCTCCAACTACGACGACACGGAGATAAGGAAGGAGTTGTCCGACAAGGTGTCCAAAAAGGAGCTGACGGAGGCTGCGGCGGGCGCACTGGCTGAAGCAAAGTCGTACACGGACACCAAGACAACAGAACTATGGAATAATGTCAGCGATGTGTTTGACGCCACGTCCGAGGAGCTCAACAGCAACATATCCGGCGGGGATGCGCAGACACTGACCGAGGCCAAAAACTATACGGACAAGGCGATCTCAGAAATTCCCACCCCGGACGTCAGCGGCCAGATCGAGCGGCACAACACCTCCCCCACGGCGCATCCCGACATCCGGGAACTGCTCAACACCTGCGTAGGAATGCCGGAGTTCAACGACAAAACCTACGAGCTGACCTTCACGACAAAGGGCGGTGCCAAGTTCATCATCGACCTGCCTATCGAGATGATGGGGCTGCATTACAACGAGGATACCCAATCTATCGAGTTCGTAAATGCCGACGGCTCCATATCCTCCATCCCGGTTTCTGACTTCGTGAAAGTATATGTCGGCTCTATCGGTTCCGAGATACAGGTTACGGTCGAAGGCTCCGAAATCCGCGCCTCCCTGCTCAACAACACCGTATCCTGGGACAAGTTGACACTTGCATTGCAGGAGATGATTCAGGGCAAGGCCGACCGCACGGAGCTTCCCACGAAACTGTCCGAACTGGAAAATGATTCCGGATATGTGACTTCGGAAGAATTGAATACTGAATTAGGCTACAAAGACCACGTAGCCTACATCCTCAAGGACTTTACGAAGAGCTATTATAACAATACGGGCTCGGACATCACGGATCGGAGCATGGTCGTTACGCCTACGCAGTCAGGCGTGACGTCGAACTTCTCCCTGACCAGCCGCATCCCGGTCGCAGCTTCGGACTTTATTTTCGTGCGCATGAAGCTGCGCGTGGACAAAGAGTGCTCTTTGCGGATCATTACCTATTCGGACAATCTCGACCAGCGGGGCCGCTGGTTCGTCCTCAAGGCAGACCGCACCTACGAAATCTACTACCGCGGCAAGGCGGCGTCGGTAGCGGGAGGGCTGAATGTGGGCACCAGCATACCCGCAGCCACCAATATCGGCCAGAAGGTCACCATCGAGGATTTGATCGTCACGCTCAATAACTATGACGCATGGTGCGATGCCGAGAGCCGGGCCACGCTGAAAAACTTCGACACGGACTCCTTCACCGTGGACGAGGGCGGGACGGGGCATTTCTTCTCGGTCGCGCAGGCGTGCGACTTCGCAAGGGACGCCTTCGATGTCGTGAACAACGCGGTTACGGTGTTTATCCGCAACGGCCTTTACGATCACGAGGCCCCGAAGAATGTGGCGATGGGTTACCCGTATGCGATCATCAACAAGGGGGCGAACCGCATATCGCTTATCGGCGAGAGCCGCGACGGCGTCATCGTCTCGTATGAGAACAACTCCGTGAACCGCGCCAAGATCATCGAGGCGGGCGGCGAATGCACCATCGCCAACATGACCGTCAACTGCCTGAACGACGAGAGTTATACGGACGCCAGCGCCGGCGGTCACCAAGCCTGCTACTGCATACATATCGATTCGGTCTTTGCCGCATCTGAGCGATATTTCACGACGATTCGGAACTGCAAACTCTTCAGTACGTGCCATTCACCCGTCGGCGCGGGCCTTGCCGACAACCAGACCATTCGGTTAGACGGCTGCGAGTGCGTCAGCGACACGCACGTAGGCACTTCGACGGGCGCGGCCACCATCCACGCAAGCACCGATGCTGCGGCGAAAAATATGGCCGTCGAGATCATCGGCTGCCGCCTGCTGTCGCTCGACGGAACCAAAGCGCTCTACATGCCCGACGTGAAGGGCGGCGCTCCCTTCACGCAGGTCGACGTCACGCTGCTGGGCAACACCTACTATACCACGGGGCCGGAGATCACCGATGCCGACTTCTTGTCCAGGCACAAGCTCACGCCGTGGTCGGATGCTTCGTTCAGCGAAATTTCGGTTATCGCGCACTCGGACTGCACGCTCGAAGCGCGCGTGACGCACCTCGAAAGGCTGCTCATGGAAATGCTCTCGGGCAAAGTGCTGATCCCGGAGTTGCAGGTGAAAAAACTGGGCGTGTGGGGCGACAACAACCTCGTCGTCACGGGCGAGGGTGCGCCGACGAAAGCCCCCGACCGCGCAGGGCAGTTCTATGTCGATACGAAGAACAACGCGGTCTACCACTCCGTGGGTAACGGCGCGGTGTCGGACTGGAAGAACGCTTAAACTACATACAACATGTCACAAGTCAACAAATACGCCAACAAGGCGGGTTACACGGCCGACAAGAATCGCAAGGACACACAGTCGGCGGTATCCTACATCGAGGACGACGGGGCGCTCATCTACGACGGCGTGAACGTCGTAGTGGACAAGCCGGCCGCCGGGGTTGGTGACCTTGCGGTCTTCGACAAGACCACGGGAACTATCCGCTTCGTCAAGGGTGCGACGCTTGTTGCAGAGCAGCTGCCGCCGCAGCTTGTCCCGGTGGCCGTGGTCTATGCCCGGCAGGGCGAGCGGGTGCTGATCGTGTCGCTCCGCAACGCGGCATCCGAAGTTAGATGGGCATATAGCTATGAGGTGGCATTGTCGGGCTTCAACCTCGCCGCGGGCGGTGAATTCACGCTGAACATTTATATCCGCGAATTCTCGTTTACGTACCCTGCGGGTTCGACATTGGCAGACATTGCCGCACTTATAAATTCTAAACCGGAACTCAAAGCTACATACTCCTGGGTGGCCTCGGCCTCCGAAGAGCTTTCCGCGGTTGTCATGACATGTGATGCATGGTCTACGATAGAGGGGCACAAAAAGATTTCGGCAACAGGCTGCACGTTGACGCGCCGCGCCGTGGATGTGGATTACCAAAGTATCCTAATCCTGGACACGGGTGAAGCGGAGTATTACATCCGCCGCAAGAATGGTGCGAAAGGGACTGCGGCGGGTGGTGTCCTCGACCAGTTCGCGGAATATTATTCGGAGAGAGGCCAGAAAGCCACGGGGCAGAAGCCGGGAAGCGACATAATCATTCAGGAAAGCGTTTTCACCGAAGTCGACAACCCCGATCTGGTTGCCGTGTATCCCACCTACAAGGACTACCTGTTCGCCGAGCACATGGTACAATATCCTACGGCGTTCGGGACGATGTTGCAGGATGGCAAGATCAACACGAACCTGATCGGACGGCTTACCTTCGAGGACATTTATGGTAAGACACAGTACCGCTACCCAGCCGCTGCGGCCGCTCTCGACTTCGGCATCACCGTGGAAGGGATGACGACGGGACTGGAGGCGGGTGCATGGTGGCTGCCGTCGTCGGAAGAGGTCTACCTGCTGATGCACGACAGGGTGCGTTTCGTCGCTGACGTGGAGAAAGACCCCGTAAACCGTACCCTCTTACGCTTGAAAGCTACCATGTGCTATGGTTATAATTATCATGTCCATACTTCGTGCGAGCAGGCGCAGGGAGGCATATTTATTTACAGTGGAGGCGCTGGCACCGTGGGCTACACCGGCAAGATTTATAAATTCGCAGCCCGCCCGGTCTGCGCCTTATAATTATCTGAACCATGGAAACACAACGACAGATCGACATCCTCGAATCGCGGCAGCTCGAATTACGGGCAGTCATGGCCAAGTCCGACGACAGGGCGGCCAAATGCAGTAAGTCCGGCCTTGACTTTCGGGCTACCTATCCTCTGGATTATGAGGAGTACGAAGCGGCCAACGCGGAGTACAACGCGAACGAAAAGACCCTTGCGGAGCTCAAAGCCCGGCGTGCCGAAGAGCTGGCCGCCGAAGAAACGGTTATGGACTTTCAAAATATTGAGCAATGAAGATGTATATGACCAACAAGCCCAACGGCGAGCCGTTCTATCCCGTAACCGTAGCCGAGGCCGTGCTTGTTTCCGAAGGAGAAACTTTAGCCGCGGTGCTGCAACGGCTCGAACAGAGGATCGCAGAATTGGAGAAGTCGGAAGCGGCGCCCCAGGCGCAGACGAACGTGTTGCCCGAACAATAGAATACACTCTATGGAAGCATTGTGGAGATTTATAGAAAGGCTCTGCGGAAAAGTATGGCAGGTGTTGATCGGTGCCCTGGTGTACATGTTCAACGCCATAGCCCCCATACACGACATACTGACGGCCTGCATGATTATATTCGCCGCGAACTTTTTCACGGGCCTGTTCGCCGGCGTGCTCGTACAGCACGAAGGATTCATATTCCGCAAGGCTTTCAAGTGCATATCCGAGGCTGCGGTAATATCGGGACTGATGGCCATGATACTGCTCGTCGGGGACAACATCGACAACCACGACGGGGCGATGTCGGCGATCTCGCTCGCAGTATATGCCCTGATATATTTCTATGGGGTCAACATCCTCAAGAACCTGAACCGCATATTCCCGAAGAACCGATACATCGACTTCCTGTACTATGTGCTCTCGTTCGAGATGATTAAAAAGATTCCCTATTTGGAAAACTACAAACAAAAACAAAAGGACAAATGAAAAAGAAATGGATCGTATGGAGCATCGTTGCGGCCGTGGCCGTAGTGCTCGGAATCGTATTCCCGCGTTACATCCTCGTGGGGGTTATTTGTGCTATGGCCGGATGGGTCGGGCATATCCTGTACACTAAACACCTCGCGCAATGACACGAGGGCTCAGAAACAACAACCCGCTCAACATCGAGAAGACACGGGGCGGCAATCCCTGGCAGGGCGAGGTCGTACCGTCGAAAGACAAGCGTTTTGCGCAGTTTACGACGGTGGCATACGGCTATCGGGCTGCCTTCAAGTTGTTGAACAACTACCAGCGTAACTACGGGTTGGACACGATCCGCAAGATGATCGGCCGCTGGGCCCCGTCGGAGGAGAACCACACGGACGTCTATGTCCGCACCGTGGCGGAAAGATCGGGGGTGCCCGCCGACAGCCGGATCACCACGACCAACCGCGACGTGATGGTTCCCATCGTAGCTGCGATGTCGTTCGTAGAGAACGGCGTCGAGGCCAAGATGCTCGACGTGCAGGCCGGGTGGGATTTGTTCGTAAAGGCATGAAAAGATTGCTCCTCTACCTGCTCGCCGCCCTTGCGGTCGGGGCGCTCCTCTTCGGCTGGGGATACCGCCGGGGCGCCGCGTCGGTGGTTGTCGAAGAAACAACGCGCATCGACACGGTGTTCTACCCGCGGCCGGAGCCGCTGCCCGGCACGTACCGCTTCGCCGACATCTCTGTGCCGGTGTTGCTCTTCGCGCCGCCCGACACGGTAACGGAGACCGTCGTTGTGAAAGTCGGGGCAGACAGCGTGCAGATGAAGGTGGCGATGGAAACGCGCCCCTACTCGGACAGCACCTACCGGGCACAGGTCAGCGGGCCCCGGATCGGCAACCTGCGGCCGACGCTCGACTGGATAGAAACATACGACCGCACGACCACCCGACAGCAGGTAGTCACCCGGCGGAGCCGCTTCGCCCTGACTGCCGGGGTCGGGGCGGCGTATACGCCGCAAGGGTTCCAGCCTACGGTCGGCGTAGGAGTAGGTGTTATTTTATGGCAATTCTGACAGGTATGAAGATAATTTATAACGACATCATCCCCTTCAAGGGATACAAGGCTATCAATCTGTTCGGGATCGTATTTGCCCGCAAGTCCGCCCGCCCGTTGTCGGATAAAAATAAAAACCACGAAGCGATACACACCGCACAGATGAGAGAACTGTTATATGTGCCCTTCTACATCGTCTACCTATTGGATTGGGTATTTCACGGCTTCAAGTACCGAAGGATAACTTTCGAACAGGAAGCATATGCCCATGAAGATAACCCTGAATACCTTGAAATACGAAAACACTACGCGCAATGGAAGAGATGATTTACATATACTGGGATGACTTCCCATCGGTTGTAACCGAATAACGGGCCTTGGGGTACGGGCATAAAAAAGTCCCCAACGCTTTCCCGCATATACCACTATACGATTGTGCCAACGCACCACATTGAGGACTTATTCCTTGAATCGGTGTGTTGGCTTTTTGTATAGTGGTATAACAAATTTATAATAAAAAATCGGGAAAGTATATGCGTAAATCAGAGCTTTTTGCACAAATACTCGAATGTGTTGCATTTGAAACTGAAATAGCTAAGGAACAAATCCTTTCGAAGGATAAATTTCAAGATGTGGTCGATGCGCGCTACATGCTCGTACACTTCTGCCATAAGAACGGCATGTACACCACCGACATCGCCCGGATGATGCGGTTCTCCCGACGCGCCATAGAGAAGATGGTCTCCGGGTTCGATGAACGCAAGCGATACAGCCACCCTATATTCGAAATACAGTGCGAACTTATCGTAGATAATATATTATATATAATGTAAATCAAACACTTAGATCATATTTGAGGAAATCAGGTAACAAACGAGTAACAAAAAGTATCCAACAGACCCTTTGCTACACAAATCTCGCACAACAAATATACTCAATTTTTATTATATACATATTGTGCGGCTTGTTGCTTTACTTCCTCATCCGTAGACACTCTAATTTGAAGCATCCAGTTTTCTAATTCTTTTTTGTTAAAGTAGGTTGATTTGCCTTTTTTATAATGAGGAACTTGTTTTTTACTGACGAGACAATATAAGCGAGATTTTGACAACCCGGTAAGTAAAGCTGCATCATCCATATTTAAGGCGCTTTTAGCTCCCAACAATAGATACTGCTTTATACTCTTTAATTCTTCATAAATATCTTGTTCCATATCCACCTAATTATTTAAAATGGCAACTCCAGCTGCCGTCCGTCAATATGATCTCTTTCCTTTGTTTTAAACCTCCGCCACGAAATAGGCGGATTCGGTTCCCTGTATTTACCCCGCGTGGCTCGGCGCCTGCCGCGCTGCGCCCGCAAAAACTGGAGCTTCCTCTTCGCTTGGTTGATCCGATGATTGCATATGCCGTGTATAATTATCATCAGTTCTTCCCGGCTCAGTTCATTTGTCCATACCGTATAGTCGGCGATAGTTGGCCGCCCTTCCGCCCTTCTCCCCATTTGCTTTAATCGAAATAAGTTGCTACCTTTGGAGTGATGTGTCAAAGGTGGGGCTTGAGAGCGCCACAAACGCAAAGGGCTCCGGATCAGGGAGCCCTTTACATTGCCGGCTTGATTCCGGTAAAGGCGATCATAACTATTATTGCCAGTATTACGACCAGCCAAACTATTATGGTTGTAGGCCTTTCATTATATTGCTTTTTCATAATTTCTTCTCTGTTTTCTCCAGCTCTTCAAGGACGGCATCAGCGAGGGCGATAGCAAATTTGACACCTTCGGCAGACAGCCGACTTACTCTAGCGCACGACCCCGCCAATACATATCCGGCATACACCCTCCGCCAGTACTCCCGGTCAACTGTTAAGTTTTCCTTAATAGTTGGATCAACCTTTTCGGTGGCTTCGTGGATGTGATTCCCGTACTCTCCCCGCGCCAGCTTCTCGGCGTAGTCGTCGTCGCGCATCATCAAATCTCCACCATCCTTACTCGTGAAAAATTTGCGGCCATCAGTCGTGAACGTTACAACATATTCCTCGTTGTCGACATTTCTGCGTAATCCTATGATTGGGAATATGGTGCAAATACGATCAAAACATATAATCCGCACTTCCTCCCCGTCCCTCGTGCACACCGGCGCCCCTGCTTTGGCGGCCGATAAGTCAAATTCTCTCATAGCTATCTCATTTTATAATTTTCACACTCTCGTCAGCCCCAATGACCCCCCGACGGCGCAACCGTTTGATAAAGTTCTTCATGTTCAACGCCTGTTCGTAGTAACAGTTTTTTCGACTTTCACATTCGATTTGATATGCCGTACAACCGTATCTGTGTCTGGATCGTATTGGCGTGTTATATCAGCTCGCATTTCCACTTTAGAGGCTTCCCGAGTAGTCGTGTTAAACTTGTAGAGGGTGTGGCCGGGAATCTTCGTCAGCCGACCGATCAGTTTATATTCGTTCTGTTTCTTCTCGACGGCTTCGATCTGCGCCTTGCAAATCTTCTCGTTCGTGATACCGTCGTGTGGGGTTAGAATATCCATAGTTATTTCAGTTTTTCGAGATTTTGCGAGAATCTCGCTATTTTTTTTCAAAACGGAGCGTCGCAATCTTTGCACGCCCCTCTGTATTTGAATAATACATAGAAGTGTCCGAATAGCCATACCTCCAAATATCTATGGCCTGCGGTGTGCTCGTGACACCAGCATTTCCCCATGCGTATCTTAAATATATTCATACTCATTGCTATTTTACTAATTCGAAAAGTGTTTTATCCTTTGCTATCGTCCCGATTTTCACCCGTTCCGCCTCTTCTTTAGTGTCGAACTTTAATATCATTCCTTCGCGTATTGGGCACCCATTATCCCGCCATAGTACATAAACCATAAGACACCACTTGTCGTCCCAAAACGTGGGCGTCCCATATATCTCAGCCACGTAAGCATATATTTTACGGGTGACTATTTGACAGATCAAATCGCTCATTTCACCAATTCAAATTCGTAAGCCACCACCCACGGGTTCCGATCCCACGTTCCACGGCCGGACACCTTGTCGATTAGTGCGGCGAAGGCTCGCCTGGGTGATTTATAATCACAGATCAAAAATTGTTTTGTGTCTATAAAATAGTATGGGTATTCTAATGCTTGCGAACCTACACGCACTCCTTCCTTTACGCAATCCTCGTCCGAAATATCCTGCAACCGCTCGCAACGGATTCCCGTGATGCGGATTTGGTGAGGCATCAGGTCAGCACGGACGAACATTTTGTTAGTACTTCCGGGCACAAACGCCAAATCCGTAAATTCCTGCACCACATCGTTGTAGCATTGCGACACGGCCACGACTTCGCCGAGCTTATAGCGGGTATACTTCGAGTGCCTGACATCAATAAAATCCCCGTATTCGTTTTCATAAACCAAGGTGTTGCCTCTCGTGTCCCACGTAAGTCCGAAGAACTCATCAGGAATCAACCGTCGCGTCATGGTCTTTCGCCCCTCGATGACCGCATCCGTCAGTCCATAGCGGTCGTTAAACATTATCTTCTGCATGGTTATTCAGTTTTAAGTAATTCCGGGGTGTCGTGGATATTACCTATTTTCGTAAATGAACAACACCAAATTTCCTCAGGTTCATTGTTCGCATCTACAAAACAGAACATCCGATCTCGATAGGCAATTACGCTACGCCTATTGATTTTCATGAGATTTTCCCATTCTACTATATCTCCCTCCCAAACATCCGTGCCGTTATTGTCTTTCAGCCCAATATACTCGCCGACGGTAGTGGGATCAACTTCATATAATCCTGTAAAGGTCTTGATAAATATCCGGCCTGCGTCTGCGCCGTAGCAATGAATCAGGTCTCCATAAACCCACTTGTCGTTATCTATACGCTTGCCTCTGAATTAACTCTCTCGCATAACTATTCTTGTTTGAGGTTGTTAATTCTGTCGATCTCGACCTTCAAATTCATCTCTGCACTACGCACATCCCGTTGCAATTCCTCCAGCCGAGCTATTTGCTCCTCGTCCATCCGCGGGCATCCCCGCAGCCAGCTGTCGTAATTCGGGGTGTTCAGTTTGCCGTCACAAATCCCTCCGACACGCATACAGTAGTCGTAGTACTTGATGTATTCCTCCTTCGGAGCGTCACGGTCGATGTCCGTCAGCATATCGGCCATGCTCACGAATAGATCGCCGACCTCTGCAATTCCTCCGGGGTCGTCGCCTACCCACGCATCCGGCTCATAATCGTAGCCGTGCTTTTCGCAGAAAGCGGCCAGATAGGCGTTGCAGGCCGCGTTGTAATTCAGTCTCAGCTCTTCGCATGACATTCCATTTGCCGTGAATATCTTGCTTTCCCTTTCTGCGATCATCTCAATTCCTGTTTTCATTTTTTCTTTCTCGTGTTGAATTTTACCATCAATTTGTTCGCGTTTCGCACATGCTTGCGCATGTATTTAGCGAAATCTTCGTCTGCCGATTCAACCCCTCCCTCTGCCATTGCAATTACCTCGGCAAGGGCTTGAAATTCGTCATACGTCATAAACACATATCCGCCTTTAGGTTTAGTGTAATTCATCTCTCCTTCGTTTTAGCTCCGCAATGCGGCGGAGGTCATCGCCTTATTTTTTCGGCAAATTGCTATATCCGTCGCTGAACATCCAAATTCCCGCAACAGTAAAAATAACGTGCAGCGCAAACCTCCACCAATCCGCCACCGAGTAGTCGTGTTGCGCTAAGTTTCCCGCAACAAAGGCGATCAACAGTCCGCCTATTGTGTCAAATGATGCTTTTGTCATAGTCTTGCCTTATTCTTGAATCTCCCGCCATCCGATAACCATATCATCGTCAATAGCTCCATTGTTCTCGTGCCAATGATAATTCCGTGTCTCATTTGCCTTGTAGAAGGCTATGCGGTATTTTGTGCATAACGTTGTTTTAATTAAAACATCTCGATTGCCATCCGGCAATTCCTCTTTTGGGTCGTACCAGCGCGTCAACTCTTTATGCTCATCTTCAGCACCCTGACAATATGCCGCAAAGGCCGCATCGGCTCGTTCACCTTTTAAGTCATGTGCATCTCGTCGGTATTGATGCGCGTATTCTTGCGCTCTTTCCTCAATCGTTTTCATTCTCGTTCAGTTTTTGGATGAAAGCTCGGAATGCTATACAACTATTCGACTCTATTCCACATTTATTTTCTACCCTACAACCGCAATCTTGGCAATACGCCTCAATCGCTTTTGCTCTCATCCGCTCCTCGGCCTCCTGCTCGGCAAGCTCGATAGCCCGTTTTGCCTCTATTAGCTTAATATCGCATTCTCCCGGACAATCGGGATACATCATCGCTATCGGTGTTACCACTTTCAACAAATATTGTTTTGCTTTTTCGCTTTTCATGGTTAGTTATCTTTTGTGTTTAACTTTTCGATTCGGGATGCAGGAAATCCAGCCCCCAAAGGGTATGCGCCGCTTCAAGTAGTCCGGATCATCCTCATGGTTGTACGCCTCGGTCTCGAAGCAGGTGTAGTAGTACGCGCCCGGATAAGGCGGGATAATCACTTCGATCAGCCACGAAATGCCGTAGCAAATCCATCCGGCGAAGAGAATGCCGACCACCGTAAGCACCCAGCCCCACCACGCGAACGAGTAGCTGATGGCGACGGGCAGGAGGATTGCCGCGGACAGCACGGCCAGTTCGATCTGCTGGGCGCAGTGGATTCCTTCATGGCGGCGCGTAGTCTCGTCCATGCTCCACGCCATCGGCTTCCGGGTAAAAGACCACAAAAGCCATGTTACCCAGTTAAACCCCTTGAACGGGATCAACTTGTTGTGAACTTCGATAGGTAGTTTCATCACAGGTTCAATTCATAGCCGTTAGACACTATCCACTCAATACGGTTGCACAGAAGTTCTATCAGGTTATCGCCCATTTCATCCCCAATATTATCGGCTTCTAATGGGGTAAGTACGGGGGTGTAACAGAATCTCCATCCACCGCCAACCACTGCTTTCAGTGTCAGTTCGTAAGTGTTGTGGGCGTCCTGAATCACATTCGGAAGCACCTTTCCCAGCTGGTCGGCGACAGTAAAGGCGGGGATATATCCATCGGGAAACTTTTGATGTAGAATAGCTTTTGTTTCAGCATCAGTTTTCCATATCTTGAGATTGTAGGTACTTCTCCCTGTTGCAATCCATGCCATGCTCGCCTTCTCCGCGGGCACTCCCAGATCGATCAGCCGCTTCGACTGCTCGATGCTCGTTACTTGGTCTTTCATAATTTGTAGTTTTTGAATTCAACACTCTTGAAAATAGCCTTATGGTTACACCAACGCGCCAGCCGTTTTTGCTCCTTCGTCGGCTCAATGTTATTATCGAAATCCCGGTAAGGCTGGGCAAACGGGCAACTTTCAATTTACGCAGGGCGTTGATCCGCTCCAATGATTCATCGACATCTTGTATCAGGCAGTAGACGAAAATGCGATATGGCTTGATACCTCGGCGTCCCAACTCTTTGACACACTTTGTAACCGCCTCCAGTTGGGACATCCGGTCGCAGGCGAACCGAATATGCTGAATCCACTTCGCCCGCGCCAGCAGGTCGAGGATGTAGGGATCATCGCACGCCCTCCGGGCATCCAGCCCTTGGTTGAAATCAACCGCGATGCCCATGCGGATTATTTCCTCGATCTGTTCCAGCCCAAAGTCCGATGCCAGCACGTTGTTATCGAGCAATACAGCCCGGCGCTTGTCGCCGATAAACTCCCGTAGCGGAGACGCGGGCCGGATGGCTCCTTCTTTGTGCGGAACAATGCACCACGGGCAGCGGTTCGGACAGCCGCGGGTAAGGAATCCGTAGGCTTCATTTACTCCGTACAGCGAATAATCCGGGCAAATATGCTCGATCTCACCGGGCAATACCGTCGTATAGTCCCGGAATCCCGTCCCGCCCCGGATCACCTCGCAATGGTAGATGTCCGGACAATCGGGCGTGAAAGTGAAAACCTTCGACATATAAACCCGGTCGTAGCGACCGAACATCGGGTCGGCGAACTCCACCGAATCACCCTGCGATTTATGCCAAGTTGACAGTTTCATCAGCGCGAGGTTCGGGAAGTGGTGACCGTCTATGTCAACCAAACCTATTCGCATAATCCGTATCTCAACATGTTTTTAAATATCCCCATCATCGGAGCTTTTACGATACTGTTTCCGGCCAACTTGTACTGCTGTGTATCGCTGATTCCCGCAGCTTGTATCTTGTTAATGTCGCTATCCGAAACATCCATCAGCCGCAAACACTCGCGGGGCGTAAGGCGGCGGATGCAGTCGGCATAGTCCAGCAGATTGTTTTGTTCCCACGCGCTGCCTGTAATCGTTCCGGGAAGATCCGCTTCGCCGCCTTTGTTGAAGCCGCGTCCCCGCATCAGGATTTTCGGTTCAAGTCCGCCGCCCGATTTCGTCGTTATCGTCGGGCTGATGCCAGTCGGATCGTATACCCGGTATTGCTGTTGGTTCCAGTCCGTTTGCTTCGTTACGCCGATCTGCATCACATAATTATCCTGTTTGCTCATTTTGTGTACTCTTGCATTTATCGTCATGGCAACACCATTAAGATCGGCTATTTTTGCAGGCTTAAACGGTTCATTTCGGCCTGTCTGCTTTTGCAGAAATTTCAGCATTGTTTCGCTCAGATAATACTTCTCGTCTACCTCCAATTCCAATACGTCTTTCAGCCGCTTTTCCAGCCTGACCGGATGCGGGAATTCATACCAGCAGCCGTTAAGAATGGAGAGCATAAATACACGTTCCCGGTTCTGCGGGACGCCGTAATCTTTGGCGTTGAGTATTTCCGTATAATTGACATAACCGAGCGAGCGAAGCCACGATTCCCATTTGAGAAACAGCGGACGGTATTTCTCCGATATGAGGGCTTTCACATTCTCCATCAGCAGGAATTTAGGATGCTTGGCCGCGATCGGCCGACGGCATTCCCATAACAGGGATGAACGGGTGCCCGAATCTTCTTCGAAACCCTTCTGCTTTCCGGCACTGCTGATGTCGGTACACGGAAACGAGTAGGTGAACAGGTCGAAGTTCGGAACGGCGTTCCAATCGATTTTCGTGATGTCGCCGTAATTTCGGCCGGCCAGCTCCGGGAATACAGCATTATGGGCCTTGATCGCCCACTTGTCGATCTCCGACCAACCCACGCACTCGTAGTCCGCGCCGATGTCCCGAAGAGCCATCAACTGACTGTCATAGCCGGAAAAACTTGTGAATACTCGTAATTTCATAGTCATAATCCGTAATAACTCATGCAGCTGTCTTTACCACCCGAAAAGGTGACTATGACTTTCATTTTATCGTTCGTTAAAGGTTAACTGAGGGGACTGGGGCTTTCAAGCACCACAGATGCAGCCCATTCACACGCTCAAGAGTGAAATTATCTTCAAGAGAGCCACCCAAACGACGGAATCGAATGTAGGCCATTGCTTCATCCCGTGTATAATACTTTTTCCCAGATTGCACACTTGGCGGCTGGTCATCTTTAAGCGCCTTGTCGAGTTTTGCGTAACTGACAAAAGCCGTATAGGCATTCGTGTGTTTGAGGTATGCCTGCTTGCTTTGCATGGTAGCTATCAATCGGCGAATATCTTTCACGTTGTAGTCCTGCAACAGCCACACGGCCTGTGCTGCAGTTATGGGCTCGGACATCGAAGCAATACATGGCGCGTTCGTGGCGATCCATTCTATGAGTTCCACGGCCTCCGTCTCTTTTCCCCCTACAACCCCCTTTTTAGTATCTACCAGTGTGTGTGTATATTCTTCTATTCTTTCTTTCTTATATTCTTTAGTTGTGGTTATTTGTTGGTTATCTGTTGGTTGTTTGCTGGTTGTTTGTTGGTTATCTGTTGGTTGACAACCATTATCAAAACCATCCTGTGCTTGTTGGTATAAGTCATAATTACAGACAGTTATGATAGTATATTTGCGTGTTCCCGACTTGGTTATAAACCCGCAATTATCCAGCTTGTCTATTGCGGTGCGTATTTGCATCTCCGAAAGTCCTGTCTCTTCGGACAGCTGTCCTCTGCTGGTTACCAATTGTCCGCGGTCAATGATTAAACCCTTCCACTTCTTGGCCCGGTAATTTGCCTTCAAAATGAAATGCAATGCCAGCCGTACGCAGTTCGTATCCGGATACCACTCCCAATCGAGGAAGCTGCGGTACATCTTAATCCAACTGTTATTTGAAGTGTTACACATTGCGAATTAATCGTTTGTAATAATTGATCTTATCGGACATCTCCGACCTCGACATTTTGAATACGCTGTGCTTACTGCGTTCAAGTTCTTCAACGACTGCAAGTCCGTATTTTCGGATCAGTACTTGGCGGTAAACTCCAATGCGACCAGCAGAATGCCTGTTGCAAACCCTGCATTGGGCGTGACAATTCCTTTCGTCCCATCTCGTAGACCTGTGAGCTCGGTCTATATAGTGCCCGCAATCGCATGTTTCAGGCGCTATGGGCGCCCCGCAGGTGATGCAGAAACCTCGCCCACCCGGACAGTCTCGATGACGTATAAAAAGGCTGAAAACACGGTCGTATTCCCGTTCTAAATCTGTCATGCGTTATAGCCTATTTGGCGCATCTGCTCCTTCTCGAAACTCAGTTGCGTACGTAGTATGTCTACTTGATGGACACACGTGCGGTTGATCCTGTCGAGCATGTTAACGACCTTGTTCTCCTCGGCACAGGACGCCCGAAGTATTTCTTTTTGGATACTCGGCGCCAGAGGTATCAGGTCTTTCAGCCGGGAGGCTTTCAGCATCGCCAACTCCTGTTCGTATTTCGCCTTCGACAGGAGATAGCCGCTACGCGCCATACGCACACTCAGTTCTGACATGCGCTGTGAAATTGCCTGCGGCTCAGTAGGCGGTTCTGCTTCAATGAAGAGCTGCATTTCCTCGATCTCTTTAAGTTCAGATGTATCCATGGCTTAGAAGGGAAGATCGTCGGGGTCAGATTGCATTTGGGAGGTAGTAGAGGTGCATGAAGCCTGGGATTCCCTGCGCCCCAAAATCCTGACCGTATCGGCCATGATCTCCGTGATGTATCGTTTGATGCTATCTCGGTCGGTATAGTCGCGGGTTCGCAACCGACCTTCGACGTAAATCTGCGCCCCCTTCTTCACGTATTTATCCACGATATCCGCGGTATTGCGCCACGCCACCACATGATGCCACTCCGTTATCTCCTTTACGGTTTTTGTTTGCCTGTCGGTGTAACGGTCGGTCGTCGCCACACTCAGGCTGGCAACCTTGGCGCCCCCGTCCAATACACGAACTTCGGGATCAGAACCTACATTCCCGATGATGATGACCTTGTTTACCATATTTTCGTTGTTGTTTTTTGGCGAATATTTTTAACCTGCGGATGGCATCCCACTCGCGCGTGGATTGTTCAGGGAGCGGACGAAGCATATCAATCGCCCGAATCACCCTGCGCATATCGGAATTGGATACATTCATTGCAGTGGTTTTTTAAAAGTAGTCTTGATAATAGTCTTGCTCGACCTGGCGGGCGGGAACAACACTTCCCCCGTCTCCGGATCCGCCAAGCCCGATGCAGGCATACTGCGCAGCATCATCTCCCGCTCTTTGATGTCCACTTTTAAAGCTTCAAGCGTTTCATACATATCTCGCAGTTTGCTGTCGCCGCACATAGAATAGTCGTATTTTACGCCCGATTCGGCCTCCTCCAGTCGGCAGTCTCCGAACTGATGCGATTTGCCGTATTTGGCAAGCTCCCGCAGCGTGATGTCGCGCACGTAGGTGTTCTCCTTGAAGAGCTTGATGGCGGCCTCCATACGGCTGATATTGATGTGAGCCGTGATCGGGTCTACCTCCCCGTTTACAACCGAGGAGATAGCCCGGGCGGCCAGCTCGGCGGCGGGCGTCGATTCCCGCAGCAACATTACCTGTGCTTCCATATCACTTTGCATTTTTGCGTGCCTGACGATATGATTCGAAGAGCGCCGAGAAGCGATCCACGACTTCGGCATCGGCGTCGCGGTATTTCAGCAGGCGTGCCCCTGCGTCAAAATCTGCGGCATAGTTGTCAGTCGTGAGAACCCCGTACATCCATTTCAGCAGCTGATCGCAGGTGATAGGGTCATCCAGGTGTTCCATAGTAATTCGTTTGCGGGCAGGTGCCGGAGCGTTGGCCGGGGTCTCAGTGGATTGTACAGTTTTTGCACTTTGCGCAGCTACCCGGTTGGTATTCTCGGTTCGCCGCTCGTCCGTGTCTGCATCTTTTGTATCGTCGATGCAAAACAACCCGTTAAGGGCATATTTGCGAGCGTAGCTCGACGCTGTACCGGTGATTTGTGCCCCATCCATCCCTTTCTTGTCGAAATCTTCACGGGCAAAAGCAGTGGCCGTCGCCGATTCTCCGGAGGCGTTGGTGATGCGCGCCGTGGCTTTCACGTAGTAGCGATCGCCGACATTGACAATGTCATCGCAAAGGTTCAACGCGCATTCATGCGCTTTGAGCAGCGGTTTGACTGCTTCGAGAATATCCTCGCAGCTCCGATACTTGTATTTCCCGAAACTGTTATACTGCCCCTTGGGAGCTTTCAATTCCGACTGGATAGCGATTAACTCTTTCATAAGCCTACTCGTATTTAATGGTTATCACGGCTTTGCTCCGGTCGATGCCTATGCACCCTTCACGCACAACCTTATGGATTTCTTTATCCGCAAGACGTCGTGAGTACTTCGCGCTAAAGATGGTAATGTTGCCAATGGCAACTTCAATGATTGTCCTCATTGTTATAAATTGTTTCGTTTTGCGTAATTTTTCAACCGGGCCATATGCCCGGGCCATATCCGGCCGTCAATATCGGTGACATTAATAACCTCGATGCTGTCTTCACACCCGGTTTGCACCTCCTCGAAACATCCGGCGAAGACATCGTATCGGCGTTCATAAACAGGCATATAGTGATGCCTCGCCTGAATGTCATAGATTTTGTATGCAACCGAATAGACCCGGCCGTCTTCATCACCGCGCATATCCTTCTGAATGGCTTCGCGGATAGCCCGATAAATCAACTTTAGGTCTACCTCCATCAGCGTTCTGGCCCTCTGGGAGAATGTCGACCGCTGGCCAGTTATATGTTCGCTCGGAATATCATGATACTCTTCGAACGTCAGCACCGGGGACGTGGTTGTCGTGTAATATTGCGTGTTCATGGGCTATCGTATTTCAACCCGGTAAATACGGGGCTTGTTCTCGTTCTTCAATGCCCGGTAGATGGCCTTGGATTGTATCCGGACAGCCTTTGACCGCAGGCGGTATTGGGCTCGCCAAATGCGCCCCTTTATCGTCGTCCACACGCATTTAACCGTGATTTCCGTAAACTCATTCATGGCTTTCGAATATTGAGGTTAGCAATTTTCCAATCTCCTTTGCGCGGTGCTGATTGGATAGCACCCAGCCGAATACCACGGCAATCGGCGCGATGAACGCCAACAAGGTGATAAGATGTGCCATAGCGGCCTGTTTTAACGGTTGGACTTGGAGGGGAATACCCGGCTTACGAGTATGGTGCCGACAACGACAGCATACGCGGGATAGAGCACGCGGAACTGAGCAAGGAAACAGCCTAAAGCATGCTCCTCGCACGTGGCGCGGATAACGTTGGTGTAATCGACCCTATCAGATGAAAATAGGGGTTTGTTGGCCTTCAGATGGCAACGGTAGAATGCGGTGCGGCTTTTCTTCGCGCGCGGTGTGGTCTGGGTGTTATTTACCCGGGTACCACTTGTGTTGTTCTGTCGCATTTGTTGAACACAAGTTAGGTTAATGTATGGTATAAAAAGAGGGCGTGCCCCCTAATTCTTGCGACAGAACCACAACTACGTAGCGTAGAAGTGCAACGGGAACACGCCCAAAAGACGTTCGTATATTTCTAATGACTACGTAAAGTAGTTCTGTCGCAACAGCAAAGATAGAAAATCATTTCGAATCTGCAAAATTATTTGCCATCGGCATCGAAAAAAGGTATCGACGGCTTCTCCTTACGGGCGATTCGGTACATCATTTCAGCCTTTGCGCCGTTGATGATCTTACCCGCAATGTTAGCAATCTCCGATGCCTCTTTGATCTCGATCTCTCGTGCCCGAAGCTCTGCATACACGCGGCCCAAATCGGCCGTCAATTCCCGGATGTTCTTAATCTCTTTCATCGTTTTGTTGTTTTTTGATTTCTCGGTATAACTTTAGTTGAATACGTTTGTAGTCGATTGTTTCGGGGGTTACGGGGAGGTTGCAGCGCTTTAGTTTATCCATTAAATACCCGTCAGTCAGATTCTCGCGTTTCTTTCGGTCATACGCCCGGTACATTTCGAGATTAGCTGCGTAATACTTGCTGGCATTCGCCCGGTACTTTTCGAGATTAGCGGCGCGCCACTTACGGTGCTTTTCCCGCGCCTTTTCGGAATTAGCTGCGTAATACTTTCTGGCATACTCCCGACACTTTTCGGAATTGGCTGCGTAATACTTGCGGTCATACTCCCGACACTTTTCGGAATTGGCCGCGTAATACTTGCGGTCATACTCCCGGCACTTTTCGAGATTAGCGGCGCGCCACTTACGGTGCTTTTCCCGCGCCTTTTCGAAATTGGCTGCGTGCCACTTACGGTTATTTTCCCGCGCCTTTTCGAAATTGGCTGCGTGCCACTTACGGGACTGCTCCGCCTTGCATTGTTTGCAAATATGGCTATGACCTAATACGCATTCCTTATTCTTCGCAAACTCTTCCAACGGCTTTTCCTGCCCGCATTTGCGGCAGACGCGGGTAATGTCATCCATAATTTCTTACTTTTAGGGGTTATTCGTAGATAGGACGCCAGCCGACAATACTACTATGGCGGTAATACTATTGCGACGCAGGGAGGATTAGAACAGCCGCCCCTGAACATTATCATCCGGACGCCTCACAGCATCCGCCCACCGCTCGTGTACGAACATCTTTTCTACGCGTTTTATCGTTTTTGATGATGAATAGGTGCATGCTTTGTCAATACTCGCAAAGCATATAAAGTCGTCCGGCATGGAATATTCCGAAACGAACACCGGGAATTCCATGCTGCGCAGCCATCTATAAAATCGTTCATGGTCGAAATCGTCGATATACCCCGACGTGTTAGCATACGGCGGGTCGCAGTATACCGTCGCGCCCGGCGGTATAGCAACATCGCTGTAATCCTTTCGGGACAGTTTCAGTCTTTCCAGACTTTGCAGACTTTTCAGTCTTTCCAGACTTTGCAGTCTTTTCAGTCTTTCCAGACTTTGCAGTCTTTCCAGTCTTTGCAGACTTTGCAGACTTTGCAGACTTTGCAGACTTTCCAGACTTTGCAGTCTTTCCAGTCTTTGCAGTCTTTCCAGTCTTTGCAGACTTTGCAGACTTTCGTTTAAGGGCGCCCACGGAATAGTTAACGCCGGTAAAATTTCTTGCAACTTCTCGTATTGCTCTGAGGTTGGCAACGCCCATTGAGATTCGCTAAAATAATGCTTACCCATATAATTTCCGAGGTGTCGATAGACATCTTTTTGCGTAAGACCGGATAATTTCAGAGCATTCTGTAAATACCCCCGCAAATCCGCTGACTTGACCCGAAAAATATCTGCATGCATCACCTCTATATTCAATGTGCCGTCGGCATTATATTTCGGCGTCACGCCGCATTCCTCACACAACTTCAGCACCTTTTGCGTCAGCTCTCCTATTTTATCACGGACTTTTGCAAATTCCCGGGCAAATCCTTTCCATGCCAACCGCGCGCTCGTGGGCGTTCCCGCGGAAAATATCGCGTGCATGTGTTTTTTGAACCGCTCAACCTCCGGAGCATACATATATGTCTTCATATCGTTCCCAAAGCTCCAGCAAAGACGCACGTAGGGGTCGTCATCTTTGAGACGGAGGAAATCCTCCCGACTGATCCATCGACATTCATTCCGGTATTTCCCATCGATGGCATCACGGAAGACTTGGGGATATTCCGTAATATCGTTTGCAATGAAACGTCCGAATTTACCAGACAATATGGCAGCGTGAGTTACCGCACATCCTCCGGCGAACAAATCCACGAACGTATGCGACGCGGGAAGATTCGAAATAACCCATTTCGCAATACTATTCTTAGAACCCTTATAAGGTAATCCGTAATTCATAACTAATCTAAATTCAATGCCATCCTCCGCGACCTCTCGGCATTCTTGAGGTAGCGTGTTTTGTACTTCTCATTGGCCTTGTCGGGTGTAACCCAAAGCACCGTGTTGTTGTCGAGCCGTAAAGGCACCAGTCCTTTGTCTTTGAGCTCTTGAAGATATTTATTCATGATCGTTTGATTGTATCCAAAAGAAGCGGGGGCTTCTTACTGCCCCCGCGGTGGCGGCGTTACTGTGCTTCGCGCCGCCGATTTGCGTTCTTTATCTCCCGTTTCGTGGGCTTAGCCCGCCTCGGCCTTGCTACTTCCTTCACGCAGCCTCGGATTGTCGAGGGATATACCCTCTGTCAGCTTCCGTTGTGACAGACGCTCAAGCGCCCGATCAAACTCACAACATTAGGGTTAGAACCCCGTTGAGCTACCCGGATTCGAACCGGGAGTACCGCCTCCAAAGGGCGGTGTGTTAACCATTACACCATAGCTCAATAAAAACCGCCGACATCTCCACTCGCCCACGCTGCCGCGCAGGGCTTCGATCTTGGCGGCACACCATCCGCGGGCTTCACAGCTGGCCAATGGCAAATACCAAACTTAAAATGCGATTTGCGGACTATTGGCAGGAATCCGCGACCTGTGGCATATAGTACTCGTTAAACTGTGTCGGCCGCCCGTCTTCCGTAACGGCCTTCTGTTTGTTCGAGCAAATGGAATATCCCATTTTCCGGAGCCGACTGATGATCCGGCGCAGCTCCGTTGTGTGGTACAGCCTCTCAGCCTTGCGAACAGTCAGCCTGCCGCCGGCCTTGAGATAGGCCAGAATTTTATTTTGCGGATCGTGTTTCATGGCCTTTGATGTATTTGCCGCTTTTTCCTCGGATACGGTCGAATTTCCTGAGCCTGCCTTCCAGTTCGTCGATGCGCTTGTACAGGGTATCACGTGCTTGAGTGAGCGCCAATACCTCGTGTTCCCGCTCGATAAGGCGTCCATCCGCTTCATTGCGCTCGCAAAGGCATGTAGCAAGCCGCGCCTCCAGGTCTTCGATCCGTTTCCACATTTTCCACCTGGGCGTCAGGTCGAAGCATAGAAATCTCCTCTTCCTCAAAGTGTTCTTCTCCATAGTATAATTGTTTTAAGGTGTTGCAAATAAGCCGCGCGCACTGTAACTTTAAACTCCATTTCAAAACTGCGCCACCGAAAAGCGCACGCGGGCAAGATGCAGACCTCGCGCCTAAAATGAAATAACCCACTGCTGAAAGAACGGTGCGCAAGGCCTGCCATAGAGCCTGGATAGGCGGTCAAGCCACACCAGGCATAATAATGCTTGATTTATCCCGGTGGTTCTCGCCGCTCATATCATCGCAGCTCGAAGCCTATGCCAGTCTTTCGCGCATTCGGCTATTTGCTTTTGCGGGGCTATCACTTTGAGCCTTGCCCACGGCCCGCCGATGACGCTATTATCGGCCTAACGGATCGCTTTTGCCTTGCAGCGGGGTTAGTGCCAGCAATCAAACCCCTCACCTATGCGGTGGCTATCTTGTAAGTGCGGCAGGATTCGAACCTGCAACCTGCGCCCGGAAATGCGAGGTATTTCAACCTTTGTGCTTCTATTTCGCATCCCTGCACCGCTCTACCTTTGAGCTACACACCTCGTGATGCTATTCCTTTTTGATGTGAAGCCGCTCGACCGGAATGCCTTTCATCTTGGCGATTTCATCCATCGTCACTTCGACAATCTCAGATTCAGGATCAGGTTCATAAACAAGACGAAAACCTAATCTGTAAAGCTCGTCGCAAGTGTAATTGAAAGTCGCATTGCCGTTCTCTATCTTGCACACGACCAATTCTCCAGCACGGAAAATCACCTCCCAAATGTTTGATCCGCTCACAAGCTTATCCCCTACCTGCCAATCCTTGAAAGATTCGGCCTCTTCTTTCGTCGAAGGCCTGATACAAAGATTTGAAACGTCGTTTTTGGTGAGTGCCACCTCGCTACCATCCCCGATGTGCCAACTGTATTTGAAGCCTAATTTGTCTTCGCAACTGGATCCATTACTCACATCTTGGCATAGATAAATACTCCCTTTCTATACCTGAATACGCCCTTCAACTGGGATGTTGTGGATATTGGCTTTGAATTTCTTACCTTTGCATTGCAGTAAATTTTCCATACTATTTTATTTTTGGTTTATAAGTTTAGTTCTCTATTAACTCTTCCACCCGGAACTCCCGGCCACGGCGCGGGCTTCTTAATCTGCGGCACCGACCTTCCACGTCTTGTGCATGGTAGCGATCAGGTCTATATACCCTTTGTATTCCTCCATCTGCTCGGTACTATAGCCTTCGGCCTCGCCAATTTTTCGGAAATGCTTCTGCCACTCGGAAATGGTGTAGCGTTTGCATCCTATTTGAATAACATCCTCACCCCAATAGGATACTGTATGACGAGATGCGCTGATAAATAGCGATTTAGGAACATCGCACCCGTTGCCCAGTTCGCACCCGTCGCCCAGTTTGCACCCGTCGCCCAGTTTGCACCCGTCGCCCAGTTCGCACCTGTTGCCCAGTTCGCACCTGTTGCCCAGTTCGCACCCGTCGCCCAGTTTGCACCCGTCGCCCAGTT